CTTGGGATGCTATTGATAAAGGATTACAATGAAAGACTTTCAAAACTTAAACGAAACACTAAGCCAAGAAGAATTGGATAAAATGATTGCGGAAACAATGTGGATGGCCGATAGGCCGCGTACATGGGAAGAATATTTCAATGTTCATATTAAGTGGTTTCATCCATTCAATTTTCTTTTCTATAAACGTCCCAAGATTGATGCTGATTGGCATCCAAGCGATGATCTTTATCAGTACGGTTTTAGTCTCGACTTGACCACAGAATTTTATTACTATACATATGATTGGGGCTATGGTTGCAATTGTAGAATTTTAGGTTTCGGCTTTGAAATAGTAAAGGTAGGAAAATAATGAGAAATAGTGATTATGGACTTCTTGGTGGAATAGTTCTGCTGGTAGTAGTATTGTTGTTTTTGTCTCCTTTTGTTAGTATCTGGTCAATCAATACTCTGTTCCACACCAATATTCAAACTAATCTGTGGACATATTTAGCAGCATTGTGGCTAACAGGATTAGTCGCTGGTAGTGGAGTAAGATCAAAATGATAAATGCTCTAGCGTTTCTCAACATCCTTTTAGGATTAGTCAGTTTTATGCCTTGTCTTATAGTTGGGGCTATGAGTATGGACAGTCCTCAAGCACAGGAGAGTTTTTGGGCGCATTTAGTATGTTTTATGATAATGTCTTTTCCATTAGTTTGTTGGATTTGTGGGGGCTTATGCTATTATTTTAAATCTTACCTAATAGGACTATATCCTATAATTGAAGCGTTTTTATTTATAACAACACTATGGATACTTTCAAATGAATGATTTACCACAAATATCAGTAATGAGTTTACGGCCCAATGATGTGCTAGTATTTTCTACTGTAGATAAACTTAGTGCTGAAACTTATCATAGGATTGAACAAAAAATTATAGATTGGAAAAAAGATAGCAACATAAACAATAAACATTTGCTATTAACATCAGCGTTAGAACTAAAAGTATTAAGACCAGAAGAGGTACAGTCATGAGTTTCCTAAAAGGTTTCTTTAGTTTATTTGATTGGATGTCTCCTAAGACTCTTGATGAGAGTATGCAAGACTTATACGATAACATGGGATGGGGTAAGTATTCGGCCTATCCCACAGCATCAGCATTTAATATGGCAGTAGATACTACTTCTACAAAAGAACCTCCTCAACAAACTATTTATGCCAGCAAAGAAACCTTAAATCAACTATTGTTAGACATGAATAAAAATATGCCTAGCGATATCAAGTTGACTAAAGATCAAGAGTTTGCTATTTGGTGGTTGTATGATCGGGAAGCTGGAAGATTTCCAAACAAAGATACCATTATAGTTAATGGAATTAATATCACAGAAACCGTTAGAGAATTACTTACAGATAGGTTATTTATATGAGTGGACACAATATATTAACATATGATCAATTACTGGCAGAAAATATGAGATTATCTGCTATTATCATCAATCTAAAAAAAGAAAAAGAAGAATTTGATAAATGCACAGCGAGAGTTTATTCGCCTAATAAAAGTTATAAAGACTTAGAAGAAAAACTAGCAAACTCAGAAGAGCAAAGAAAAAAAGATATAGATGAATTATGGACAACAAGAATAATCCCTTTACAAAAGAAAACTGAAGAACAAGATATTAAACTTAATAATGCATTTAAGTCTGATCTTAATAATTTGCAACGAATTAAAGACTTGGAAAGAGTGATAGAGAAACAAAATGTTGTTATTAATCTTGCTGCTGGCTACATTAGTTCAACTCCTCAGTTTAGTAATGAGCATCCTATTAATGTTAAGAAGTGGCTGATGGGTGGTATGGAATGAGCGATTTATATTTTAATGTTAGGTTTGGATCTTATCACTATAAATTTGGTCCGAGAGGATTCAAGATTCAATATAATGACTATCATAGTAGATCTAATAGAAAATCAATAGAGAATTGGAGATGGTTTGAAATTTATGAATGGTTTAATTATTGAGCTGTACTTTTGGCATATTCTTCAATCTATTGCTGTTTGTATTACTATTTATGCGACATTGCAAAAGTATCGCATTTATAATTCAAAGAGGAGATTAGATAATGACGAAATATAGTATATGCAAATTTACCAATGGTAATGGTGGCGAGTATTATCAGATAAAGATGAAGGGGTGGTTTTTTTGGAGCTACCTATCTTCATACTCATATGTTGGTGTTCCTATTGATTTTCCTCCATTGCGAAGTATATTAAGATTTGAATCGTTTGATAAAGCAAAAAGTTATATCGACACAATTAAATATGTAGAAAACAATAAGCTTATTAAGAAAGTAGAGTGTTTTGATTATGTTCCTTAAAAAAGAATATGTTGATACTATTATAGTTATCTCAGCTATAATTCTAGCTATTACTATATTTATAATTCCAACTCCATTGGATAAATACAATCTATATGATTATTTAAAAGCCAAAAGACTACAATCCTACAATGCGAAGCATAAAGAAATCTTCATCAAATGCTTGTATTGTAAAGGTACTGGAGAAAAAGAAGAAGACGTTAATAAAATCATGTTTGATGCTAAGATGGCATTATATCTTAACAAGCATCTGAAGGTTGACAGATGCAAAAAGTGTGTTAAACTACCATACGGTGAGCATTATGACTATTGTGAAAGCGTTAATGATCACTATAAAATTTTGCTCCAAGAATATGGTGCTGCTGGACCGAAAATGGGAAAAGTGGTTTGTGGATATTGTATGGGTATGGGAACATTCTCAAGTCTTGACATGAAAACAGGAAAGTATTTGACTCAGGAAGAATATGAAGCAAGAGAAAAAGCCAGATCAAATGACCAATAAAGAAAAGCTTATCAAAATTCGTAAGCTTCTTAAAGAAGCATATGATCATTATTTTGAACTAAGCGATGGTCATTGCAAAACTGCGGAAGGTCATATTAGTTTAGAGTTTGGGGATTATTGGAGTGATAAGAATTGTGAATGTAAAATCACTGGAGTATCTATATATTCATATGTTTTAGGTTCTTCAAGAACACATTATTTTAAATCTCTTGACGAAGCCCTAGAGACTGTGGTACAATGGCACAAAGAAGAAATGGAAATGACCTATGAAGATTACAACCCATATGATGAACATCCGGCAACATTTCTGGAGGCAGAATGAAACTAACAAATAAAGATTTAGATATATTATACGATCTATTACAGGACAAGATAAAAGAAATAGATAATGGGCCAGAAGGCATTGAGACTCAGTATAATGTACAGGTTTATATTAATATAATGCACAAGCTCAATTCAATGTACTTTACTCAGGAGAAATAATGGCTATACCACTAACTATAACATGCTCTGCACCAAATATTAGACACAAGACAGATACTTTTGCTTTCTTTGTATCAACACTTAAAAAGAAAACAATATTAGCACTACATGATGATATTGATGAACTGCTTCATAATCCCGATGTGATAGATTTAATGGAAAAGTGTTGGAACGAAGGCTATAATATTGGTAGTGATGCCGGATATGAAGTGGGCTATGATAACGGATATGAACATGGGTGCGGCGACACGGAGGATGAATATGACTGACGAGTTACCAGATAGTAAAATCCCATGGTGGGATAATGAATATGAGGGTGTTTATAGCGATGATCCAGAAGATGGTTATCCATACGACGTTGGAACTAAAGTTCAAGAATAAAGGTATATAATGTCAAACTATAATCTAGAAGACGATTTGCTGAAATCTAAAAATATTATAGACAAGTGTAAGAAGAGTAAGTCTTATGCACAGAATCTATATGCTGCCATGTGCAATACTACATTTTTTAAAGATGGACAAGAGTGGTCATGCTCATGGAGGCATTCTGGATCTATAGTAGCTGCTATACTAGGAGAGGGATGCTATATGGATTGGTATTGTTCTGGAATGGCTACTAATAATCTAGAAGGATATGTTGAGGAAAGCCGTGTCACACAAGAAATTGCCAAAGACTTACTTGAACTTGGATGGTCATATAAAGTAGACGAAAACATATGAGGTACAAATGTCAAAAGCTAATATGATAACAAATGTAATAGGAGCATTAACTGGTATATGCTCCATGGTAATACTTTACTATTCAATAGGCTGGCTTGGTCTTATTGGTGTGTTTCTGTTTGTGTGGTCAAATAATATGGGAATAGCGGCCAAGCTGAACGAAAGATCACAAAGAGAAACAAATAGTATTAAAAATTTGCTCAATCGTATTTTTGGTGAAGATATAAAAGCATTTGAAGAATACGAAAGAATGCGTCATAATACTAGGATTTCAGATAAATAAGGGGGAATATATGTTCCATTGTAAAACAGTTGAAGATATTAAGCAGTTGGGATATAAAATTCGTGTCTTCCATGATAGAACTAAAAACAAGGATGGTAGTATTAGTCCGCGTGGTGGATCAACTACTGTTGAAATTACAGACAACCATGGGCATACCGCTTTAGGCAAAGCCAGATGCCACGAAAGAGATAATTTTGTAAAGAGAATTGGTATTATGGTTGCTATTGGTCGAGCATTAAAGTCTGAAGAAAGTTTTGTTAACGCTTAGTTGTGACACTATAATATTATAGTGGGTGCCAACGTGGCACACGCTTTGACAAGTCACTGGAGATAGATACAGCTGCGAAAGTGGCGGAAATCTATAGCCATAGACGATAACTCGTTCTATGGGGTGATTTATGAATTGTTTATTTGAGTCGATTAATGATTTTAATAGAGAAGAGATAGAGGAAAGATATATTAAAGCAATCATTGCTTCTATGGATTTCATGGAAATACGAGAAGCTTTAGCAGAATATTTGAGAAAAGAAAAAAGCGAATATTCTCATAAGCGATTATTTAATGAAATCAAGAAAGAGTTTCCAGAATCAGTAGACGAACTACTGCAAGATGGTCAAGTATGTACTCTAATACAAGGAGCAAAGTCATGAAACACATTAATATCACTTCCGAAAATCATGAATACATTGTTAAAAGATATGTTGACGCCATTGTTTCACATATGGATACTGTAGACTTTTATGATACCACTAAAGAGTATCTATATAAGGAAAAGTTTTCATATCCATATGAGACACTAGAACAAGAAATTGCTAGACACTTTCCTAGTCTCTTGGAAGACCACACTGTAGAACAGGTGATTGGAAAGGAGAAAGAATATGCCAAGGCTTTTTACTAGACTGATAACGTTTCATGTTGAGGGCGAAATCTACGACATGGAAACTAAGGCAGAAGATATTATTAAAAATTACCAATGGCATATCAGAGAAAATGGTGATGGCAAAATACATATAGTAGCCACGCATAGTGATAACCGTGGTAAAATTAACAAGTTAATAAAGTTGCCCGTAATTAAAAAATGCAAAAAGCCTGACACTGAATACTTTTTGATTTGAAAACATGGGGCTGTGGGGTTGGAGCTAATCTAATCCCACAGCTTTATTTTCAGTGTATATACTAAAGGATGAGTATATCTAATCTATATGGAGATAGCCCATGTTTAAAAGCATTCTAAATGTCTTAATTATATCTTGGTTAATATCGGCGGCTAGTGCGTTTGCTTTTGACAATAGTAAGCCAACATTGCTATTTTTTACTGCACCTTGGTGCAAATACTGTCAAGTCGCTAAGCATGATATTGATAATGATAAAGAGCTATCAGAGACAATTAAAGGCTATGATGTAGTCTTTTTAGACCATGACCTTGACAAAGACTTGGTAGAAGGCTATAATATAAAGACATTGCCGACGTTTATTATATTCAAGAACGGCAAGCAAACTGGACGAAAAGAAGGATATGGTGGCGGGGCGAGAGGTTTGAATAAGTTCTTAAAATAACGGGGGTGTAAAGGTATCGATTGGATATGGAAGATTATATTAGCAAGTAGTGGTTGATCGACCGGCCACTTTAAAAGTCGATTAAACGCTTTAACTGGCGCAAATCAGTTAGCTCTTGCTGCTTAATAAAAGGTAGCAACAATCTTAGAAAGCGATGAAGGTAGCGTTCAAAAGATTGTCGTAAAATCCTTCGGCTCCCGTTAGTGGTGACGGTTAACGGGCTAAGATGTGTCACTAGGGTTGGCGAATGTTGTTTATTCTTTAGTCATGCCCGAATTATTATGAATAATCTAAACTTGTAGAAGATGTAATTAGAAGTATCGCAAGACGGCAGTTCGACTCTGCCCACCTCCATTTATAACAGCCCACCTCCACTTTTAGTGTATAATACATTAAAGGAGAATATTATGAAATCTACTATAATAACATGTGCTTCATGTGGGCAAAAAGTAACTAAAAGATTATCAGAAATTAATAGACAACTAAAAAAAGGACAAACTCAATTTTATTGTAATTTAAAATGTTATGGTAAAAATAAAAACAATATCAAGCATATATCACAATTTCATCACAACTTTACAGACACAAAATACATTAGACAGCCAGACGGATATGCTGATTTTAGATGGTATATTAAAGTAGTAATACAGCATTCCAAAAAAAGAAAACAAACATATGATATTGATTTGCAATACCTAAAAGATCTTTGGGAGTTGCAAAAGGGTATATGCCCAATTACAGGACGCAAGTTAACTCTTAGAACTCATAGTTATAAACAAGACAAAGCGCCGTATCAGGCATCTTTAGATAGAATAGATAATACAAAAGGATATATTAAAGGCAATATACGATTTGTTGCTCTTATTTTTAATTATGCTAGGAATGTATTTTCAGATGAAGAGGTCATAGATTTTTGCAAAACTGTGGCACATAAATTCTAAAACTATGAAAACAAATAAACAGATTATAGCATTTAGACATGAACAAGTAGATTTATATAAATTATCTGTAGGTTGCTGTATCTGTGGATATAATAAGCACCCATCAGCATTATGCTTTGACCATTTACCAGAGTTTGAAAAGACAGAAATAACAAAGAATGGATGTTCTAAGCGTACTTGTGCTGGAGGAATGTATCGTCTTTATACAAGACATATTAGCATTGATGATCTGATTAACGAGATAAAGAAATGCCAAGTAATGTGTTCTAATTGCCATATGGAAAGGACACATAGTAAAAATACAAGGACATTCAGCGAAGATAAACAAATATCACTAGACATATTACATCAAAAATTATTGGAGTTTGAACATGAATAAAGTGTACTGCGATCCGCCATCTGGCTGGCAATATGGATTTCCCAAGATTTGGGATCAGGATAAGTATCCAGATATGAATAAGTGGCTAGTTGATAATGGATACCCACAGTCTATGATTGATAAGCTAGGTGATAGATTTTACTGTCGTTTTTGGAAACCCGATGAAGACGAGGAAGATGATTAATATGGACATGGATTCATGCAAAAGACTTAAAGAGCTTAATGATGTAGTTGATAGAGTATTCCGCCCTAGATGGTACAGAAGATGTGTCAATAGAATTGCACACTTCTTTGAAAAAATACATAGATCATATCAGTATGCCAAGCTTGCGTGGAAAAATGAAGATTGGGATTATGCATTCTTTCTAGATGTTCTTGGATTTAAACTCAAGAGAATGCTACATAATCTTACAAATGATGAATGGCATGAACACGGTAAGTCTCTCAAAGCATTAAAATTAGCAGTATATTTGTGTGATAAAATTAACTATCATTCTCATTCAGCAGACCATTATGACTATTATATTAAGAAACATTATGAGAAATACGGTGAACCAAAATATGTTTTTGAACCAGTGGAAGATGACTATTGTGGATTAAAATTATCTACCATGGTTAATAAGACTTCAGAACATTGGACACAAGAAGAAAAAGAGCAAGAAAGAAGAGATTTCATTATCGCCATGGAGGCCGATTCGGCAGATATGCAGCAAGATATTGATGATCTATTTCGTATTATGTCTAAATATATGACTCATTGGTGGTCTTAGTTTTAATCTTATGTCAAACTATATGAAAGTAGGTATCATATAATAGAAGATGAACCCCGACACCAAAAAGACAACTGTTCTCCAAGGATAGCATAAGGATTGCTATAGGACAGAGGATAGAAGAAGGCAGGGGTGAGCAATTGCCCCTGCCTTTGGTTTTTTACAAGGACGTAAAACATGAAAAAGGACAAGGACAGTCTACTACACGTTGAATATTTAGAAAATAGACAATTACTATCTATTTCTAATGATAGTTTATCTGCAAGCCAGTGGAGCATAGCCAGTACTTCTTTAAATGAGGCGTGGAATTATTCTACTGGCAATAAGAACGTTGTTATTGCAACAATAGATAGTGGCATGGATTTAAACCATGAAGATCTTAAAAATAATGTTTGGAAAAATTATGGAGAGATAGAAAATGACGGCATAGATAATGACAATAATGGATTTATTGATGATATAAATGGTTGGAATTTTATTGATGATAATAACAATGTGCAAGATTATTATGGCCACGGCACACATGTTGCAGGAATTATTGGTGCAGAAGGAAATAATAACCTTGGTGTTGCTGGGGTAAATTGGAATGTAAGTATAATGCCACTAAAAATGATAGATAATGCTGGCGTTGGACACACATACGCTGCAATAAAAGCTATAGACTATTTAGTTAAAATGAAATTAGAGCATGGAGTAAATATTGTTGCTGTTAATAATAGTTGGGGCGGCACCTTGGGATTTAGTGATTCTACTTTTGCTGCTATGCAGAAATTAAATGATGCACAAATTTTATCTGTATGTGCCGCTGGCAATAGTGGCTCAAACAGCGACATTACACCAAGATATCCAAGTTCTTATAATGTAGATAATATAATAGCCGTAGCATCTATATCATCAAGCAATACATTATCAACCTTTTCTAATTATGGAAAATCAAGCGTAGATGTGGCGGCTCCCGGCGGTGGAATTCTGAGTACTTTTCTTAATAATACATATAGATACTTGAACGGTACTAGTATGGCAGCACCATTTATTGCCGGTACTATAGGTCTAATTAAATCTATTAAGCCAGATATTAGCATGTCCGATATAAAATCAGCGATTATTGATAGTGCAGATCAGATATATTCTATGGCAGATAAATTACTAGGCGGCAAAATTAACGTTAGTTCTGCAATTAAACATGCTCTAGGATTGCCATATACTAAGATCATTGAATCTCAGCCAGCGCCTGTTATTGTTGTAGTGCCAGATCAGGCTAGCATACAGTTAAAATTAGTTAATACAGGTCGTATAGCAGGTTCTATAAACTATACGGTCAAAAGCGGAACAGGAATCATGGTTAAGATTTATGTTAATAATCGCGTCGTATATGCACAAAAATCAGTCTCTAATGTATCTAGTGAGTCACAACTGCATAATTTTAATATCAAGCCCAAGCTTGCATGGTTTCGTAGAGGTCATAATAGAGTAAGAATAGAAGTATATAATATGTCTAATGAGCTACTTGCCGCAACTAATACGCTAGCATACCGCAGAAAATAGTGTATATATAGTAGCTATGATTAATACATTCGATATATTTGGATCACGTTCTGGAAAATGGAAAACGGTGCGTAAAAACCACCTAATTAATAATCCAGAATGCGCTGCTTGTGGTAGGAAAAACAACCTAGAAGTACATCATATAGAGCCTTATCAGCTAAATCCAGAGCGAGAATTAGATCCAACTAATTTAATTACATTATGTGACGATTATTGTCATTTTGTATTCGGCCACTTAATGGATTATCGTAGTTGGAATGTCAATGTAGTCGAAGACTGTAAGAGATATAAAGAACAGATAGACAATAAACCACATACCTTTTCTCAACCTATTCAAAGGGGTTATCTATATGAGGCACTTTCTTCTCTCATTAATACTGTTTATAGCTTCATTAGGCATTTTACAGGCTGGAACTATTGATCCAAGAGTAAGTGATCAAAAATATATTGAATACGGTAAGCAGCACGAATGCGTAGTTGAAATTAATGGTATAGTTGAAGATCAACCAAAGGCAAGATATAGAGCTTCTGCTGTTTTAATTAAACCACGAATTGCTCTCACGGCAGCACATGTTGTTAAATCCGCAAAAGATTGTTATATTACGCTCAATGGAGAAAAGATTCATATTTTAGCATCTATTATGCTAGAAAAATACAAACATGAAGATATGGGGCCATATGATATAGCTATATGTTATTTAGAAAAAGAAGCCAAGCTAGATTTCTATCCATCGTTATATGATAAAGATGATGAGGTAGGCAAGACATGTAGTATTGCTGGTTTTGGATTTACTGGTACATTTGATAAAGGTATCTCAAAGCACGATAATAACAAAAGAGCAGGATCAAACAAAATAGATGGCTTAGCAAATGGCATGTTATTATGCTCAGTAAATAAGCCACCTAAAACAGCATTAGAGTTCATGATTTGTAGTGGAGACAGTGGCGGCGGCTTGTTTATAGATAACAAGCTAGCCGGTATTAATTCTTGCATTATGACTAATGACGGTAAGCTTGATGCTAATTATAATGAAGAGTCTCTACATACTAGAATCAGTATCCATAAAGAGTGGATAGAATTTATGGTTGAAAAATTGGAAGCTCTAGAAAAAGATTGACAAAAGCGATTCTTGTGGATACAATAGGTTGTTGGATCAAGACATATCTTTAACTGGGACATATTATGGACAAAACAATTCTGTTAACTGGTGGTGCGGGTTTTATCGCACATCATGTGGTCGAATATCTGCTAAATAAGACAAATCTTAATATTGTTACTTTGGATAGACTAGATTATAGTGGAAATCTAAACAGGCTACACGAAGTAGTTATGTCTGCTCCAGAATCAGAGCGTAAGAGAGTTCGCACAGTATTTCATGATCTCAAGGCAGAATTGAATCCACAGATCATCCACGCCATTGGTCATGTAGATTATATTGTACATCTTGCTGCTGGTAGCCACGTTGATAGAAGTATTGAATATCCCATGGAATTTGTTTTAGACAACGTAATAGGTACAGCGAATATCCTAGAATATGCTAGGAAGGTTGATAATCTTACGAGATTTATTTATTTTTCTACAGATGAAGTATTTGGCCCAGCACCACAAGGAGTTAAATACAAGGAAAACGCCCGATATAATTCTACCAATCCATATAGTGCATCGAAGGCGGGTGGAGAAGAATTAGTGGTGGCATATGAGAATACATATTCTCTACCATGTTATATAACTCATACAATGAATGTATTCGGAGAGAGACAGCATCCAGAAAAATATATTCCCATGTGCATCAAGAGAGCAAGCACTGGAGAAAAGGTAACTGTTCATAGCGATAAGACTAAAACCAAGGCGGGATCTAGACACTATATCCACGCCAGCGACGTTGCCGATGCTATTTGGTTTTTACTAAATTATAATGGTCAATTAACTATTGATGACTTTGGTGGAGCAAAGTGTCATAAATTTAATATTGTTGGTGCAGAAGAAATGGATAATCTGGAACTTGCTAAGTTTATTGCAGAGTGCCAGAACAAAAAATTAAATTATGAAATGATTGACTTTCATAGTTCAAGACCGGGGCATGATCTACGCTACGCTCTTGATGGCGACAAAATGAAAAATATGGGCTGGACACCGCAGCCTGTACGTGATAGACTAGCACAGACAGTGAAGTGGAGTCTTGAAAACGATAGGTGGCTTAAGTGAGCGTCAAATTAATCTCAGCAACTCCAGATGCGGAAAAGCTGATATCATATTGTGCTAGAGTAAGCAATCCTAATAATCAAGATAATGAGCAATATGCTAAACTATTGAAGTATTGTATAGATCACGAACACTGGTCTATCTTTGAGCAAGCATTCATGACAGTTGAGATTAATACTACGAGAGGGATTGCCGCTCAAATTCTACGGCATCGTAGTTTTACATTTCAAGAATTTAGTCAGAGATATGCAGATGCTAGTCTTCTTGGAGATAATATTCCCGTATTTGAACTACGTCGCCAAGATAACAAGAATAGACAAAATAGCATAGACGATGTAGATAATATGATAAAGATGAAATATAATGTATTGATTAGAGAGCATTTTGCAAAAGCCAAAGCTTTATATGATCAGATGATTGCAGATGGAGTCGCTAAAGAATGTGCTAGATTTGTCTTGCCACTAGCTACTCCCACAAGACTATATATGAGTGGCACGGTACGCTCTTGGATACATTATATATCTTTAAGAGAAAAGAACGGTACACAGAAAGAACACATGGACATTGCAAAGGAATGCAAAACAATTTTTGCAGAACAATTTCCTATTATTTCTGAAGCACTGGGGTGGTAAAATGATTAGGCTGAATATGTCTGAAAGCGACATTATTCGCTCAATAAAGAGTATGAAAAGTTCGCCAATGGAAAACTTGGCGGCTAAACATTTCAAAGAAAAACCCGAAGATATAGAAATCACTAAAGACTCGATTATTATCTGGAATGACTCTATTAATGATTATAGGAGTTATAGATATTGTACAGAAGACATAGATCTTGTATCTACTTTTATAGATGAGTGGCAAGACTTTGTTGATGGTCATATTTCACAATTTAATTTAGATCCTATTTCTTTTTGTGTAGAGGAAAATAAATGATTGAACTTATTCCCGTAATTGGTTTGTATAATACGTTGCTTTTAATGGGCTATTCTCCAGCCGACGCAGAAAAATTTTTAAAGACTGACGCTTGACACAGACGATATCTGTGGTAGAATCAAAGTACTTTCAGTCACTTAGCACTTTTTAGGAGATTAGCAAAAATGAAATTGCACACTGGTACGCACGTTGTTGAGAAGTCTGGTAATTTTGAAGAGAATCAGTTTAGCATTGAGGCGTCTGCCAAGGCGTTCATGATTCTTTCTGATGGTCTTTATTCAAATAAGATTCTTGCTGTTGTGCGAGAACTCTCCACTAATGCATATGATTCTCATGTGGATGCCTGCTGCGTTGACAAGCCATTTGAAGTGCATCTGCCTACTCGCCTTGAGCCTTATTTCCATGTTCGTGATTTTGGAACGAGCATGTCACATGAAAATTGCATGACTCTTTATACTACGTATTTCCGTAGTACTCGCAACAATAGCAATGATGCCGTTGGATGTCTTGGTCTTGGTAGCAAGGCTCCGTTTGCATATACAGATAGCTTTACCGTGGAAGCATTCCTCGATGGAAAGAAGCGTATTTATTCCGCTCACCGCGACCGCAATGGTAGTCCTACATTTTCTTTGCTGGAGACTGTCGATACCAACGAGCCTAATGGTATCAAGGTTTCTATGCCAGTGAAGCAGGATGATATGGATACTTTCCGCCGTGAAGCACAGAATGTCTATCGTTACTTTAAGGTGCGTCCTATTATTACTGGCAATGACAGCATTTCTTTCTATGACGAAGAAGTTTTGTTGAAGGCTACAGATGGTAGTTGGACATTCAATACTGGCGATAATTCTAATAAGATTATCATGGGCCAGATTGCATACCCTATCGATAATGATAGCATTTCATCTCGCTATGTTGAAGAGGATAAGATTGGCAATTTCCTGTGGTATTCCGGTGGTCTTCGTCTGTATGTAAACATTGGCGACGTTGATATTACTCCTAGTCGTGAGTCTTTGTCATATACTACTGAAACTAAGAAGAATATTCGTAATCTTCTTGAGAAGGTTGTGAATGACATTAAAGACACGGTGGAAGATTCTATCAAGTCTCAGCCTACCCTTTATCTGGCACGTAAGAAGTTTCTTGGAATTGAAAATCAGTGCCGTTCTATTAAGTCTGCTATGGAAAGTCTTAACAATGCTATCGAGTGGAATGGTCAAAAGATCTTCGATACCATGGTTGGCAATAAGATCAACGTGGAAGGTCTTGGAATTAAGGAGCTTTATAAGTCTGGCTATCGTTCCAAGGCAGAAACTAACAAAGATGTAAAGAATATCCCGCTGCGTAATGAGATTATCTTCTATATTGATAATTGTGTGCGTGGTGGTCTTGGTCGTATTCGTCAGCATCTTAAGGAAAACTATGGTGCTAATGGATATACGGTCTATGTTTATACTCCAGATAGTGATGAAACAGTAGATAATAATCGTCTGCTTAAGATCTTGGGTGATGCTACTCTCAATGATGTTGTGCTTACTGACTCACTGCCAAAAGTGCAGCGTCAGTCAAGTGGTGGTGGCGGATCTACTGTGGATTATTCTGAAGTTAATTATTATGATGAAGAAGCTGGACAGATTCTTTCTCAGAATTTTAGTGTCAAGTTTGAAGATGCAGTCTATATTCCTACAAAGAAAGAAGAGTGCATTCTTGGGCGACATACCGTGAGTATGCACACTGTTGCAAAGATCATTGGATATATCTATCAAGATATTGGAACTGATAAGACTTTCTACTTCTTGACTCCTTCGCAGATTAAGACGCGAAATCTTGAAGGTCGTGATAACTGGTCTGATGCTTCATGTCTGCTTGAATTGATTAAAGAGCTTGGAGAATATCATGCTGAAGAAATCAACAGTATTCGGCATCAGCACAAGATTGGTAGGGAATATAGTCAGTTTAAGGAGGTCTTTAAGCGAACCAAATCCGATAATCAGGCTAAGTCTATCATCCTTGCTTATGAAGAGTATCACAAGTCTATCGAGAAGAGTTATCACAAGATGGATGATGTCTGGAATATTTGTCGGTCTTTGAACATGCAGTTGCATGAGGCTAATCCTAAGATTGATTATGAAGCAAAGTTTGCTAAGCCGCTCAGTGCAGAGGTTAAGAACTATCCTATCCTGTGTGGTAATGTGCTGAATAGTCTCTGGTCAGATTCGCAGTTGCAAGTTGTGGCGGATTATATCGACATGATGGAAAACACTAAAGTGTTGACAATGATCTGACCGATTGGTATAATAGAGAAACAGGCTTTTAGAAAAACAAAGGAGCAAAAGATGAACTACTTAATTGCAAATGATGGTAATGTTACTGCGGTTGTTGCAGGCGAAGTTTATACTTTCGGCAAGTCACACCCACGATATGACCGTCTTATTAATCACCTTAAGAATAACAACGTTGAACATTTCGAAGCGTCTTATGATGTTGTCTCCCAAATCAATGAATATTGTGAGGGCTATGTCAGTGTCAACAATGGCAAGATGAAGTGGGATGGTATTGATATGCCAGAGATGTTTAGTGGAACTATCATGGATATGATTCAGCAAGGCTATCCATTTGAGCCGATGTTGAACTTCCTTGATAATATGAGTCAGAATCCTTCTGATCATGCCATTGTAGAACTCTTTGAATTCATGGAAAATAAGAACATGCCGATTACGCCAGATGGACACTTCTTGGCATATAAAGCTGTGAAGCGTGATTATAAGGATATCTTCTCTGGCACATTTGATAATAGTGTTGGTAGTATTTGTGAGGTTCCACGTAGCAAGGTTAATACTAATCGCAACGATCATTGCGGTGCTGGCCTACACGTTGGAGCATTCGATTATGCCAAGTCTTATGGTGGCATTGATCTTGATGATGACGAGGGCGGTAATGGTAATAAGCTGATGATTTGCAAGGTAAATCCACGGGACGTTGTAAGCGTTCCTAATGATTCACGTTGCCAGAAGCTTCGCTGCTGCCGCTATGAAGTTGTGAGTGAATTCGAAGATTTGTTTAAGTCTGTGGTTCACATGACCAAGAATGATCTTGAATATGTCAATCTGCAAAAGCGTAATCGTGAGTGGATTGAGGAAGTAACGGCAAAACTTCAACGTGTTAATGCGGTTCTTAAGAAGAGAGAGTTGGTGACTGTGGGTGCTTAGTGGTGAAAGTGGGATAGTTGGGCGATTAACTTCGCCCAGCTATCTTCTTTTGTACAAGCCGATGTAAGCGGGTCATGGCAACATATGGTGGTCCTTGGTATAAGGAATAAAAATCAAATGAATATAGTTAATGACACAAAATTAGACTTTGATGATGTACTTATTGTTCCACAAAGATCAAAAGCCGCATCTAGATCAAACGTAGATGTAGACAGGCAGTTGTCTTTCTATCATTCTGATAGAATATGGCGTGGGGTTCCTATCATGGTTGCTAACATGGATACCACTGGTACACTAGCCATGGCAGACGCATTAAGAGCATTAGATATGGTTACTTGTTTACACAAGCACTATGATCTTGTTGATTATAAAAATATAAAATCAGTTAGTACAGATTGGGTTACTATTGGAATTAAAGATCGTGATATAGATAAATTAGAAAACATAATTGAGCTAATACATGTTGTACCTAATATTTGTATTGATGTTGCTAATGGATATACTGATGATTTTGTGAATTTCTGTTCCAAGGTAAGGAATCGCTTTGGAACCTCACCAATTATTATGGCAGGAAATGTATGTACTCCAGAAATGGTGCAGGAGTTAATTCTGCACGGCGGAATAGATATTGTTAAAGTAGGAATTGGCCCCGGATCTGCCTGTACTACTAGACTTAAAACAGGCATAGGATATCCACAATTATCTGCTATTTCAGAATGCGCCCATGCAGCCCATGGCTTAAAGAAACAAGACCGCAGGCTAGGATTAATTTGTGCAGATGGTGGCTGTAGGACACCGGCAGACGTTGTAAAGGCTTTTGCGGCCAATGCAGACTTTGTAATGCTTGGTGGTATGTTGGCTGGCACAGAAGAATGTGAAGGAGAATGGGAGTATGAATATCAGCGTAATTTAATTAGATATAGCGAAATAGACCAGTATAAGGATACAATAAATTGGCTGGACAACACTTCACAACCAAATGAAAATTCATTACGTAGAAAAAAGTCGTTGACATTTTACGGCATGAGTTCACACAAAGCGCAAGAAAAATATGGTGGAATTAAAGACTATCGGGCTAGTGAGGGCAGGGTTGTTACAGTTCCATATAAGGGATATGCTAAAGAAATTATGCTAGATATTTTAGGTGGTATTAGAAGTGCATGTGCGTACACTGGAGCAACGTGTTTAAAAGATTTGCCAAAGTGTGCAGAATTTATACGAGTCAATCGGACACATTTTGATAGGACAACATAGTGGCTATTCCGGCAGTTATATTATCGACAATTCTATATCTGATAACTAGCATTTCTTGTTTCTATCAGAAAGATTATCCACACGGAATTATGTGGGCTGGATATGCCTTTGCAAACTTAGGATTACTGTGGTATGAATTTACAAAATTGGGATAAAAGATTTCTATCATTAGCCGAGTTTATATCTTCATGGTCTAAAGATCCATCTACAAAGGTTGGAGCGATTATAGTAGATCAAAAGAATAGAATAGTGTCTATGGGGTTTAATGGATTTCCAACTGGTATTCAAGATGACAATAGACTCTCTGACAGAGAAGAAAAATATAAAATAATTGTACATGGAGAAATGAATGCAATTCTGTTTGCAAACAAAAGCTTGGAGAATTGTACATTATATACTTTTCCTTTTATGCCATGTCCTAAATGTGCCGCAATGATTATACAGACAGGTATTACCAAGGTTATTTCTTATACTAATCAAAACGACAGGTGGGAAGCAGACTTTAAAGTATCTAGAAATCTTTTTCAAGAGGCTGGAATTATACTAGAAGAGTATCCATATTATGGACAATTATAAATACTCAGATAAAGACGCGATAAGACAATTAGTAGAGGAAGCTATAGAGCGACACCGCATTGGATTTCTAGTAGAATTAATCTGTAAATTACAGGATGATTATATAGATGTGGCACGTTTAGCAACTGACAATCAATATCAATCGTCATGGACTCATAGGCAAGTTTTGGACTATATTACTTATGAGCTTTGATTGCAAAGACATGAGTAGTATGCTATAATAGTTTAAACAAGGAGAAAATATGACAACGGTAGAACAAATGGCTGAAGCACACTTACAAACAGTACAAAAAGCAATTGGAGACTTGCAAAACCAAAAGTCAGCAATTGATCAGGAGATTAGCAAGCTTACTGAATACTTGCAGCGAGGCGTTGACGAACTTAACAAAAGCCGAGCATCAAGTACGAAAGTAGATAATGTAGAACAGGCAAAGCAGTATTTAGGAGATTAATTATGACATTTATTGATTTTTTTAAGCGTTTACTTAATGTTTCATCATCCTATCACTGGGATATCACTGAAGATAATCGTGTAGTTGCATTTCTTCAGAGTGGACCATTTAAGGGTTTTCGACTAAATCCAATTACAGCATTGGCACACAAGGCTGGGTTTGGTCTTTTTAGTGACAACAAGAGAGATACAATTCTAGCTGGTAGACTTTTGGGATTCAATAAGTCTTTTGCTGAAAATGTATATAACGCCACGGCTAGTAGTTATAATCGTGGTAATGCGCAAGTTTTAAGAGGTAGAATTCGTTCTGTACTGGAGGTATGATAGCATGAATATTAATACGTGGCTTGGTTGCGGTAGGCTAACAAAGGATGCGGAATTTAATACAACCCAAAAGGGTACATCTATGGCTAAGTTTCGCATGGCTGTAAATGATCGTAGAAATGATGATACCTTGTACCTTAACGTCTTGTGCTTTGGCAAGATGGCAGAGGCTCTCAAGGATCATCTGAAGAAGGGTAGGCTAGTTGGGGTTCAAGGCAAAATCAAGATTGATGATTATCAAGATAAGGAAGGAAATCCACGTAATTCCGTTTGCGTAATGGCAGACGAAATTTCTCTTGGGCCTTCAGGTTCCTCTACGCAGGACAAGGACAGTGACTGATAACAACTAAAAGCCTTCTCAAGCGGCCCGATAAGCGTAATTGCTGTCGGGCCGTTTTTATTTATGTAGGGGCTTGACGCTTGCCGATACATGATGTATAATAGTTTGAACGAGGAGAACATTATGAATCCACAACCGTCTAATACTACAGTTAATATATTCACTGGTCTTTTCCTATTCTTCTTTTTCTATTTTTTCTTTAATGGAAAGAGACAGAATGTAGATATGCTTGACTTAGGTATTATATATGATAAGCCCACACAAACAGTGAGTCAACCTATTAACTATACAATTAGTTTTGCTAACGCTCCCGCCAAAACAGTTCGTAAGCCAACTAAAAAGCAACAACGTAGACCTATTAACACTCAAGAGGTTGCTAGCGTTATCCTCGATGAAACTCCAGAGGAAGTAGTAACACCAAAGAACACGAAGCCTACGATTCAAGATCTTGCAAAAGATTGTTATGAAACACTTGTAGCAATTGGATACAAGAAAAGAGAGGCCAAGAAATTAGTGGAAGATTATTTGAAAAACAATACAAACCCTGATATTATTCAATTTATTAAGGATATAACTTTTAAAGCATGAATATACTTGATCAAGCATACGATATATCTCTTAGCCTTCTTCCTAAAGCAAAGATGGCTAGAAATACAAAAAATAAGTTTTTCCATTTTGCATTTGGATTTAAGAAAAATAGACTCTTGGCAATAGGACAAAACAATCCAGAGAAAACACATACACAAGCTTTAATGCTTTCACAAAGATTTAATTTGAACATTGAGCATCCATATCTACACGCGGAAACAGATTTAATTTCTCGCCTGTGGGGTAGACACTACATTGATAGTAGTTTAAAAATGGTTGTTCTAAGACTTAATAAGCGTGGACAATTAAGATGCAGTAAACCCTGCGAAAAGTGTGAACAAATTATAAGTGCTTTAGGTATCAATAAACTCTGGTGGAGCATTGACAATGGGTTCGAAAAATAATCTATATGGTATGCGTACTTATCTAGTTGGTGCCATGGACAGGGTTCCAGACGGTGGAGAACAATGGAGAGACAGAATAACTCCAATTCTAGAGAATATGAATGTTAAGGTGCTTAATCCATGTAAGAAACCAACAACTACCGTAAAGGAGGATGCAGAAACTCGACACTGGATTGAGTACTATAAAGAAACGGGCCAATATGATAAAATCAGACATCATTATGGAATCATACGCAATGCAGACCTAAGATGCGTAGATATTTGCGATTTTATTATTGCACATATAGATATAGACACACACGCCTGCGGGACATACGAAGAAATCGTAACAGCTAATAGGCAAAAAAAGCCTATATTGATTTGGTGTGAGCAAGGGAAAAGCAAAGCGCCCAATTGGTTATTTTTTATGCTTCCACATGAGCAAATCTTTAGTTCTATGGAAGAAGTGATCAATCACTTAAGACATATAGATAAAATAGAGGACACTAGAACACTATCTCGTTGGTTTTTCTTTAGTGAGCTATAAATGAAATTAGATAATTTTACACTTACACTTGTAACATTTATTGGTAATCCAGCATATTATGATGCTACCATTAAAGCGGTAGATCATTGTACTAGTCTTATTGAATTTGATAAGATAAAGATATTTACGTGCGTACATAAGCAACACAAGGATGCAGAATCTATTTATATTCCTGAAGTAAATAAGACACAATACAATCTTTTCTTTGTAGAAGAGCTAAATAAGTATATTGATACTGAGTTTTGTCTTACGGTACAGCACGATGGATTTATTATTGATCCATCTAGATGGAATGTTAATTTTACTAAATATGATTATATAGGCGCTCCGTGGCCAGATCCTAAAGTAATCAATTCAGTAGGTAATGGTGGATTCTCATTAAGAAGTAAGAAATTTTTGCAAGCTTCATCAAAACTAATATATAATCCTAATATTAAGTTTCAACCTAATATACCGGGAGGAACTTTAGCCACAACAGAAGATTGGTTTTTGTGTGTGCATAATTATGATTATATGCTGAAACAACATATTAAGTTTGCTAATAAGATTTTAGCTTCACAGTTTTCTATTGAACACCCTTTGGATACTAAGCCATTTAATAGAAATGATTTAAGTACATATAGATCTTTTGGTTTCCATGGCGAGTTTAATACAGTCGCTATGTCATTAATACATTAAAGGAATATCATGAATATTATTAGTCCTATCAATCAACTTGGCTATGGAATTACCGGACTTAATGTTGTTAAGTCTTTATCTAAGAAACAAAAGGTCGCCCTATGGCCCATTGGTCAGCCACAAGTGACTTGCTCAGAAGACGCAAGGGCTATATCTGAAGCTATCAATAATGCCAAATTGTTTGATATTAACGATCATTGCATTAGAATATGGCATCAGCATGATATGGCACAATTTGTTGGTAAAGGCAAACATATTGGCTTTCCTATTTTTGAATTAGATGAATTTAATCCTATAGAGAAGCACCAGCTTGGAACATTAGATTATATTTTTGTATGCTCACACTGGGCTAAGAATGTAGTTACATCATCTATTAACATAGATCCCGAACACGTATATGTCATTCCATTGGGCGTAGATAGAGATATTTTTAGATATGAACCCAAGGAAGAATCCCAAGAAAGTGATAAAACTATCTTTTTTACGTGTGGAAAGTGGGAAATTAGAAAAGGCCATGATGTTTTAGTAGATGTATTTAACGCCGCTTTTGAGCCAGAAGATAATGTAGAATTGTGGATGATGTGTCAAAATCCCTTTTTATCTCCACAGGATGAAGGACTATGGCATAAACTATATTCTAATACAAAATTAGGCGATAAAATTAAGTTTATTAACAGGCTAGACACACAGGAACAAGTGTATAATATAATTAGAGATTCAGATTGTGGTATATTCTTAGCAAGAGCGGAAGGATGGAACTTAGAATTGTTAGAGATGATGTCTTGCGGCAAGAACGTAATAGCCACTAATTATTCAGCCCATACAGAGTTTTGTAATCAAGAAAACTCCTTACTTATAGACATTAATGAGTACGAAGTTGCGTATGATGGACAGTGGTTTCATGGTAAATATGGTAAGTGGGCTAAATTAGGAGATCAACAAAAAAATCAAGCTGTTGAATATTTGCGCCATATTCATAATTTAAAATCTCAGGGCGCACTTGCAGACAATGAGGCTGGTATTATCACAGCTAAAAAATACACTTGGGAAAACACAACTAATGAAATTATCAAATCTCTTTAATTTTTTCCGTAAAAAATCTACTATTGAAGAAACTGAGTCGCAGTCAAAAGAAGTTAATCAACCAGAAGCATCTATTACATATTATATGCTAAATGGTCAAGGACCAATGATTGATATATCGCTAGATGACTACGATAATGAATCACTTGAAAGTTTGACTGTTCTACTAAAAACTTTATCTACTGACGTATGCTTTGTCGAAACAGTAGAAATGATCAAAGACGGTCTTGTAAAAGATGGTAAACAGGATATTTTACTAAAATTATTAATCAATCTTGGTGAGATTGCCAGTAAAAAAATGATGAACGCTTATAAGGAGAGCGGAAAGGACAAGCCTTGTATCAAGCCTTCCGATATGCTAAGATAGCAAAGGAGCGATCATGAAGAAGACCCTTAAAATAGGCTGGCAAAAGTACGAAGATTTCGTAGAGAAACAACTCTCATCCCCACTTATGAATATTATTATGGAACATGTTAGTTCGAAAATGTCTGCTATGGCACAAGACATGGAAGACGGCGACGAACACGAAGAAGAAGCAGTAGATATGCATGGGCCATTAATGGTGCCACTTTCAGCACAGTTAATGGATGATCTTGCCATGTTATCGAATTTTGATTGTTGGATTGGTCATACCAATTTTGATATTACACCTAAAGTAAAAGATAAACTTGACTCTGTTGAGGGTATTGAGTTACTTAAGGTATGTAGTAGATATAGATTCTTTATTGGAATTGGTAATATGTTTGATTTCAAAGAAGTACGTAAAAATATTGAAAAAGCGATTATTCCTAAAGGAGAAACAGAATGACAGAAACTATTGATAATAAAATTGAAAATGCTCTCAAAAACAAGGATATAGTAAAGATTATGAATAAGGCATCTAGCCGTTTTAGTAAGCAGCTAGATCCAGACACTATTTATACTTGCCAGCTAAATGCTCTATGGAAGGCGTTTCTGCACTTTAAGCCAGAAAAGCAGACTAAATTTACAACTTATCTATATAATGGCGTATTTATTGAGTGTCTAAAGGAGACAAAATTTAAAAACAAGTCCCAAAGGTGCGGAAATAAATTACATGATAATATATCTAGTAATAGGGACTCATTTTTCTTAGTAGATCTTCTAGATGAGCTAAAAACAGACGAGGATAGAGATCTAATACTTGATAAAATGAGTAATATGACTATTCAGGAGATTGCAGATAAACGCAACGTTAGCCGTGAAACTGTGCGTAAAAAGATCAAAAAAATAGCAAAAACTTTTAAAAACAAGTTCGTTTAAGTGTATAAATAGTTAGGACTAGGACTTTTCAGGAAGTGGACATATATTCACACATTAATTAGGAGAAATTATATTATGGCAACCACTACTGCAAAAGGTTCTGGATCTACTGTAAACAATGGCGGCACAGTTATTGGTGCTGGTAATGTCGGTTCTGATAACCCAATTACAAATGTAATTGCTATCAATGAACTACATGTCGATGGCACATATGGTTCACAAGTTGTAGCAAAAGTAGGCACTAGCAATGATTATGCTGGCGTTTCAGTGGCAAAGAGTGGCGGTGCTGGCCTAGCCTATTATCCCAACGCTCAAGAAGGTGAAAGAAATTTCCTTTTAAGAGGCGCTGGTGATACTTCTGGCAAGGTTAATAATGCTAATAGCACAGTTCTTTCTTCGCCAGCTTCAGAATATGGAGTAAGAACAGTTAATAAGGTACACTCTGTCGTTGGTACTCGTAAGATTGGTTCATACTCTGATGCCAAGTTCAATGTTCTTGCCAGACCATCCACAGACATGGTTCCCGGTAGAACAAAGGGTACTGGCGCTGGCAATGCTAGCAATTTCGTACAAGTGGACGGCACAACAGCCGCCACAGATGATGCTGCTACTCCAACCAGAGCGGTTCCCGGTGAACTTACTTATCACTTTGGTGGCCTAGCAAAGCCAACAAGCTCAGATTATAAGGCAAGAGATAGTTACGAAGCTTAATTTGGTATAGCATTTAGATAAATCGCCCCCGAAAGGGGGCGGTTAATCTGTCACGCTTTTATAGAAAGGTGTAATGGTGCTAGACGTTCCAAATACTGAGTATGTAACTATTATTGTAAGCTTATTAGGTGGTGCAGGTACTTTGCTCAGTTTAGCATGGGTAAAGGTTATTAAGCCACTAGTAAAACTTCTACAGCATCAAGATGACTTCAAAAGCTCTATAGATGCTATTAGAAAAGAGCTTATGACCAATGGTGGCAATAGTCTTAAAGATGCTATATTAGATTTAAGACAAATATGCAACAGAATCGAAACTAGACAACGCATAGGTGAACAAAGAACAAAAGCTTCTATGCACTATAGCAGTGCAGCTTTATTCGAAACAGATCATAATGGTAGATTAATCTGGAACAATGCTAATTTCTGTAGATTTTTTAAAGAACACTCTAATGGACTTATCGAAGGTTATGATTGGTTATCATTTATAGACGAGGACGATAGAGAAGACTTATTAGAAGAATTTAGATCTTGTTTACAAATGAATAGAAAGTTCAGCAGAGAAACCAAAACAACAGACGGTATGATAATTAAAATGATAGGATATCCGTATCGTATTACGGAATCGGAACAGGGAGGTTTTTTAGTTAGTGTGTCTTCTGCAACAAATGAGGTATAATTATGTCAGCCAAATATGCTTTAGATCAGAAAGATGTCGTTTCATTAGTAAAAAATGCGGTGCTTGTTGGCCTAGCCGCAGTTCTTACTTATGTAGGTGAAAATTTAGCCAATCTTGACCTTGGTGCAACTGGCGTTCTTATGGTTCCAGTGGTAACAGTGGTCATTGATTCAGTAGTTAAGTGGGCCAAGGGCAATGTAACTAAGGAATAGTGATAAATATGTTTGATACACCAAGGGATTTATTAAAAGCGTATAAAGATGGTTTTGTAGGCTCATGGTGCGATCCAGAGGATGTGGACAAGCTTCTTGGTGAGCTTCCTCATCCCCTTTTCGGCGCTGCCGCCCATAATTTATATGGCTCTGGTAAGGGCAAGTTAGCACTACTATATAATAGTGTGGTAAAATTTGACCCCACTTTCGGCGCACATGAAAGACAGGTACAGGGCGATTGTGTCAGCCATGCAACACGTAATGCAGTAGATGCAACACGAAGCCATGAAATTATAGGTGGACAAAAAGAAGATTTTATTACTAGAAGCGCTACTGAAGCAATTTATGGAGCGAGAGGTCATGGCGGTGAAGGCATGTCATGCTCTGTCGCTGCTAGATTTGTACATCAAACTGGCGGCATTTTACTTAGACAACAATATGGCGAATATGATTTAAGTAAATATAGCGCTATTGGCGGTAGGTGGGGAAGTCGCGGAGTTCCAGACGAATTAGTACAAGAGGCGAAGAAGCACCAAGTAAAAACAATTAGTTTAGTAAATACAATTGAGCAGGCTAGAGATGCTATTGCAAATGGATATTCAATTTCTGTTTGTAGTATGGCTGGTTTTAGTTCTAAGAGAGATCAAAATGGCATAGCTAAAAGAAGTGGATCTTGGGCGCACGCTATGGCTTGGGTTGGCATGGATGATACTCATGAAGTATATAAAGAAACATTATTCTTAGTACAAAATTCTTGGGGCGTATGGAATGCTGGACCAAAGCGACACAATCAGCCGGATGGAAGTTTTTGGATTAGGGAGCGAGATGCTGGAGAAATGTTATCACAAAATGGCGCTTGGGTATTTAGCGATGTGGATGGCTTTCCAGCGAGACAAGTCGCTTGGACTATTAACGAGGTATTCTAAGTGGCTGCTAGTTATAAAAATATACATATTAGGCGTGGAGAACTTGCAGATCTTGACGCTGCTAACCCAGTTTTGGCTTCCGGTGAGCCAGCGTTTGCTACAGACCACACCATTTTCAAAATTGGTGATGGAATTCATGCTTGGAAAGATTTAAATAGATTCATTTCTACAAATGATATTAAACACGCTGTTGTTAGCGTAAATATTCCAAGTATATCTTCTAATCAAACCCATACAATAGTCGCCCCACTAAGCGGCGTCAACACAGACGATAAATATGCAGTCTTTATTGCATCTGAACAGGGATTATCAGACGAATTAGTTTTTGCTGGCGCTTTTGTTAGTAATGTTAACGAAGTGTCTATCAAAATCAGAAACTCATCTTCAATAAGTTCTTCTGCAATTTTAAATGTTAAACTATACATAGTGGCATATTTGGTTTTAGGTACTACAACTACTACCACCACCACTACTACGTTGCCTCCGGTTACTAATTCAGTTTATACGTTTGGATACAATGAATTTGGTCAACTTGGAACTGGTGATGAGCAGCAAAGAAATCAGCCAGTATTAATAACTGGCAATAAAAAATGGAAAACATTTTCTGTTGGACATTATCACACTGTTGGCATAGACTACTACGATGACCTGTATACATTTGGTTATAATTATTATGGCCAATTAGGACTAAATAATATTGGTGCTGGAACTAATAGATCTGTTCCGCAAAAAGTTAGCGGAGTTTATATAGACACATGTTTACATAGCAATACTCCAAAGTGGAAGAAACTTTCTGCTGGAGCTTATCATACGCTAGCAATTGATTCAAATGATAAACTTTATGCGTTTGGTTCTAATGCTCATGGTTGTCTAGGCGTTGGCGACGGAGAATATAGAGAACAGCCAGTTCTCGTTGGTTCTAAAGTACATTATCTTCCATTTAGTAATATAGAACAAGTTGATGTACAAAATGCTCTATATACCTTCGCATCAGCCTCTAATGGATACAATTGCCCACATAGGTTTATTATGCCAAGTGGAACATATGTTATTAGTGGGGTTCCACAAGATTACGCAATGGCTATATTAAACCAAGGTAAAACAAATATAATTAGTTATTCTGGCGAGTTTTTAGCCGCTTCTTCAGTTGTTACAGGCACAGAAGCCGATGGCACTTACGGATTCGTATATGGTAATGTCACAATTAATGTTAGCGGAAATTATGATAAAGTTAGTTTATATTCTATAGCAGACGGTTATGCTGGAGCAGAAAATCTATTTCATTATCAAGACCCAAATGCAGATTGGCAAGAAATTGCAGCTGGCAACTATCACTCATTAGCAATTAAGAGTGGAGAATTATATAGCTTTGGTCACAATGCTTTTGGACAACTTGGTACTGGCGATGTGACAAATAGAAACGAGCCACAAAGAGTTGGAACTAAAACAAACTGGGTAAAGGTGGCTGCTGGCAATTATCATTCATTAGCACTTGATAGCTCTGGAGATGTGTGGAGCTTTGGTAATAATAATTATGGACAACTAGGACTTGGCGATACAAATAATAGACTAAATCCAACCAAGATTGTCTCAGATTGGAAGTTACTAGATTGTTATGAATGGTCTAATCTTGCTAGATCTGGATCATTATATGTGACAGATAATAAATATATTCTCAATTACTCTGTTGGTAAAACATACGATGAGCAAGATAGATATTTACTTAGTTCTGGTCAATATGTTATTAGCGGAGTTCCTAGCGGTTTTGCCATAGCAGTACTAAATGATGGTAAACAAGATTTAATTTCATATTCTGGCTCTGATCTTAGAGGTTCTAAGTCTGTAACAAATACAACAGCTAACGGTACATATAATTTTTATTATGGCACAGTTACAGTAAACGTGTCTGGAGACTTTGAAAAGGTTAGTATTTATTCGTATAATAATGGATATATGGGTGGCGAAAATCTATTATATTATGATAAACCATCAAGTGTTTGGGTAGATATTGCTGCCGGTATTGACTTTTCATTACTAAGAAACAATAGAAACGAAATATGGTCGTTTGGTAAAAATACTTATGGACAATTGGGAACCAGCGATCAACTACAAAGAATATTACCAACTAAATTACCATCTAGCGATTGGATTGACATGGACGCTGGTGGTAATCATTCTATAATAATTAACTCTAAAAAGGAAGCTTGGGCTTTTGGTCATAATAATCATGGCCAACTCGGACTTGGTGATAATATTGACAGAAATGAGCCAACAAAAATTAATAGTAGAATTAGATGGATGTCTGCACATACTGGCGGAAATCACTCTTTAATGACTGTATTCTCTTACTTACCTAATGCGCCAACAAATGTAGTGCCAAAAAATGCAAATACATCACTCCTAGCCGGAAGTAGAGACATTTTTCTATCTTGGGATTTAGCACAGTCAGAAGAACAGGGCGTGCTTGATTACTATATCCAATATCTCAAGAGTGGAGAATCAGAGTGGACAGATGTTGTAGAAATTCATCCCACAACTAAATCATGCATTATTACTGGATTAGAGAACAATATTAATTATCAATTTAGAGTAGCTGCTAGAAATTATGTTGGCATTGGTGCATATAGCACCCCAACAGCTAATATTATGCCCATTGAAGCCACAGATGATAATTATTGCGACACAATTTTATTGACACACTTAGATGGTGAACTATATGGCTCAGACTTTGAAGATATTTCTAAAAACTCATGGACACCGGAGCCAGTTGGTTCTATATACACTTGGACGCCAACATATAAATTTGGTGGAGCAAGCTTATTTTTAGATGGAAATAATAGTATTGGATTGTTCTTTGGTTCTGGAACAGCAATGAACTTGCCATCTGGAGTAAATTCAACTGTCGAATGTTTCTTTAGAGTTAATCAGTTTACGGGCAATCCACAAGTGCTTATGGCTGGTAATTTTTCATCTGCACCAGTTACTGACAATGCAACGTGGAAAATGTACGTGGATGATGGTAGCTTATTTGTAGAATATACCAAAAATACACTCAATCAAGGAAATAACTTTGTAGAAGAAAAAGTAACTATGTTTAATGCTACTAATTCTGTACTTAGTAACAAGTGGCACCATGTGGCTTGGGTACGTAGCGGCAATACAAACGCATTATATATTGACGGATCAAGAAAGAGCCTATTTAGCACACCAACATTTGCTTATACGCATGACGGCATTGATATTGGTTGTATGTCTTCTATTACTGATGGTATTAGAATCGGAACACAGGGCTTTATAGGTCAAATAGATGAAGTTAGAATAAGCAATCGAGCTAGATATAGTGGTACTAGCTTCCCCTTGCCAGAAAGATCATTCGGAAGTGGAATATGTACGACAACCACCACCACAACTACCACTACTACTACAATTTCACCATAAAATTGTGTATTATCTTGTAGTCATATTAAACTAGGAACTACTATGCGAAAATATCCTACAATAAAACTACGCAGAGATACTGAAGCAAATTTTATATCTGAAAATACAATCTTAGCTTCTGGTGAACCAGCTTTTGCTATAGATAGTAAAGTATTCAAAATTGGCGACGGTACTAGTACTTGGGTACAACTTACTGGCATCACTGGCGGTGGTAGCGGTGGCGGTCCTGAAATAAATAACCTTGCCGCATCAGTAATATGGGCAAATGTTCCAGACGCAAACATTACTCAAAGCTCTGTAGTACAACACAGCGGAGCATTAAGACTCACAGAATCACAAATAACAGACTTACAAAATTATATTACTAGTGGAGCCGATATTAGCTCACTCAACAATGATACTAATTATATATCAAGTAATCCAAACAATATAGCTGGTTCTAGTGGGATAAATAATATTGTTCAAATATCTCAAATAGCATACAATCAATTGGTTTCTCACGACCCAAACACACTCTACCTTATTAAAGAATCATGATATCTTACTTATTAGACAAAATTTATATTGGTAATAATTTAGTAGAACAAGTCTTTCTTGGCACAAATCTTGTGTATGGAAGAAGACTACTTTCTACACCATCTGGTGAAGGGTCACAAACCACAACCGTTTTAGGACAAACAGAAATAACTCTAACATTTGAAGAAACGGTCGCTGCTGGAAATACAACTATCACATACAGACCAATAGCAGAAGAATCTCCATTATTGCCGGGAGATTTTTCTATTACAAATAATGCTGCTATATATAATATTGAAACTACAGCAGACTTTGCTGGTGATATATTATTGTGTTTTAACTTAAGCCACTTAACAGAAGAACAATTTGATACAGCAAGAATTTTTCACTATAATAGTAATGGAGAAACTAACGACATTACAGTATTAACTGGAGAAAATGCTCCAGATCCTATTAATAAAACCCTTTGCGGTTTAACTAGTAGTTTCAGCGAGTTCTATATTCTATACAGAAATTTTGCTGATTATTTAAACACAGAAAATTCATTTAAACTTACCACAGAAACCAATAACAACATTATTTTATAAGGAATATTAATCATGCCAGATATTAAGATATCAGAATTATCATCTTCGCCAGCCATTGATTTGGGCGTAGTACCAGTTAGTAATCCATCTGGAGTGACAAATAAAGTAACTCTTAGAAGCATTGCTGATCTAGTGACAGATGCTAGTCAGCTTACAGAGGGTACTTTAGATGATAATAGACTTTCTAGTAATATTGTTACAGCGTCTGGCCTAGGAACTTTATTGAGTGGCAAGGCAGACTTAGATAATAGTGGTAAGGTTCCATCTACTCAGTTGCCAAGTTATGTAGATGATGTTTTAGAATATCCAAGTGTTTCTGGACTACCAGTGTCAGGTGAAACTGGTAAGATATATGTCACACTCGATGATAATAAATCATATCGTTGGAGCGGTAGCACATATATTAATATTACATCTTCTCCCGGTACCACGGATGATGTTGCTGAAGGTACACTTAATAAATATTATACAGACGAAAGAGCCAGTGCAGCCGCTCCAGTGCAAAGCGTAGCTAATCAAACTGGCAATGTAATTTTGTCTAAAAATGACGTTGGGCTTGACAATGTTGATAACACCAGTGATGCTAATAAGCCAGTTAGCACAGCGCAGCAAACTGCTCTTGATCTTAAGTCAAACGTAGGCCACACGCACACGCTTGCGGAACTCAATAGTTGGCTTTCGCAGCCCGGCTCTAGGAACATTTACGTTGATAACAGCCGCACCGATACCTACACCGAAGACGGCAGCCAGTATCGCCCGTACAAAACCATGCGGTCGGCTTTGGCGTCCGTTTCTAGTGCGGCGTCGCTCGCGGACATGAACGACACGACCAAGCGATTTTATTGCTTCCGTATCGCTCCGGGCTTTTACGATGAAGAATCCGGCGGCACGTTGAATATTCCGTTTCGCCCCGTCGTTGTGTTTGATCTGACCGGCGGCGTCACGCTCAAGGGCAACTATTTGTGGAGTCGTCCGGCGAACGTGGTTCCCGCGACTTCCGGCGGCAATACGAACAACGTTACCTCCGCGACTACGACCGGCAGCAACACTATTACTGTTAGCACATCGCACGTTAATTACAGCCGACTCAAGGTTGGCACGGTTATGACCGGCACGGGTATGCCACTCAATACGGTCATCACGGCCATTAGCGACAGCACCATTACGCTGAACAACAATGCCACCGCAACGAATGCTTCGGCTAGTCTGACATTCGATTCTGGTGAACTTGGCAACTTTGTTTTCGCCATGATCGGCTCGAACCATCGGCCAATGTTCAATAACGGCCAGCACAGCATGGTCGGGATTCTTGGTAATCTGACTGTTCATACTGCGGATCAAGGCTGGTTTAATCAGGTGCATTTGACGAATTGTGGTGTTCGTGGCGTGATCGAAGCGACAAGCCCGACGAGCAGCACGATGCAGTTGTATGCGTGGCAGAATTCTACTTTTGACACGCTTAAATCCACCGGTTCTCACGTCATCACTTTCAACGGATGCAACAGTAACCACAGTGCCGGCGGCAACGGATTTGGAAATATTATTGGTAATGTAACGATGGCGACACTTAACAATGCGATTTTCCAAAGTTGGGCCTCTGTTTTCCCTACTGTCATACAAACACTTGTCAGTTTGGATGGTGTGCAACTTCCGGCGTACAACGAAATCAAGGCCACATCGTTTACTAGAACAAACAATGTTGCCACGGTTACGCTGTCGCTGAATCACGGGCAAGGGCGCAACATTCTCTCCGATGGCTACTGGCGTGAGCAGTATGTTCTCATCAATGGTGTGACTGAAGACACGTCGTTCAACACCGCCACGTCTGGCGCCAAGGTCGTTGACTTTCCGACCGCCAACACTGTGTCCTACGAGAACGCGGGGCCGGATGTTTCGGTTGCGGTAACTGCGGCCAACGCAAAGTGGATCAAGGGAACATTCTTCGGCAACGCAAGTGCAAGCGGGTTTATTCAGCCCGGCCCATTTGGATTGTCGGCCAACGAAGGTGCTATTCATACGCATCCCGGTTGGAATACGAATACCCAGCCCGGTCTTGGAAGTGCGTTTCTTACTGCACGTTCGGCGGCTGTCACATTTAGATATCCGGCTATTGGTTGGGCCGCTAATGCGCAGTATGTGCGTAATCGCATCCTACTTCCCGGCAACGGCTATCAGTATCGCAATGTGACCGCCACGGGCATTGGCCGTAGCGGCACAACGCAGCCCACATGGCCGACCACAATAGGCGGCACGGTTGTGGACGGCACAATCACATGGCAGTGTGAGCAGTTAAGCTTCCCACTGACTTTCAATCTTGGTTTTGCTGGCAGTATCACAAGCGGCAGTAACCAAGTCACTGTAAACAATGGAAGCGTTCTCGCGGCCAACTTCCAAGTAGGATACACGATCACAGGTACGGGAATTCCGGCTGGCACAACGATAACGGCCATTAGTGGCTCGACCTTAACGATCAGTGCGAATGCAACGGCTACCAATGCCGCCGCTACCCTCACTGTGGCTGGTAACTCATCGATTTCTTATAACGTGCAGCACGCGATTGAAGTTTTGCACGACAGTAAGAACATCTATCACAACCAGATTGATAGTGGTATCGCTGGAGCATCTACTGTTCAGCAGGCGTTCAAGAGCTTGAAGTCTAACGTTGACCTCAAGGCCAATGTTGCCAACCCAACTTTCACCGGTACTGTTTCTGGTATCACCAAGAGCATGGTTGGTTTAAGCGATGTGGACAATACGAGCGATGCTAATAAACCAGTTAGCACAGCTGTACAGTCAGAACTAAATAATAAGGTTACAAATGCTGGTAATGTTTCTGCTATTCGTAAATTAACACAGGCGGAATACGATGCATTATCTGCACCAGACTCAAATACTCTATATATTATAGTAGGATAATATGTCAATAATTAATAGTGCAGATAACATAAAACTTGGTAATATTAGTGTAAGTAAGATATACTATAATTCCATAGTTATATGGTCTGCTCCAAATTATTCATCAACTATATATGAAACAACGAATGATAAACCAACAGAAAACAAATAAATGGAGCAATATATGGACACAATAACATTAGAACTTACAGGGCGCACCGTATCTTTATCATTATTAAGAGGCACAGAAGCAGATCAAGTAGTTCTTCAGAATATGTCTTCTGAACTAGATCCTCTTAGTGATGAAGCATTAATCGAAAAATTAATAAACCTTGGATGCGTGGGCGTAGTTATTGAACCAAAATAATATGCCATGGCCAAGGTATTTAAACTTAACTGGAACGCGCCATCAGATAATGGCGGATCTCCTATTGTTGATTACATAATTCAGTATAAAAAAGCTAATGAATTAACATGGACAATATATAGTGATCCAGTTGTTGATGCAACTTCTGCTACATTGTTCACTATAGATAATTTTGTTAGTTGTGAATTATATGAGTTTCAAGTTGCAGCAGTAAACGGGGCTGGTCGCGGACCATATTCTAATATCGCCAGCACTGTTCTTGGCAATATTCCAAATCTTGTTAGAAATTTTACCGCCAATTATAATGGCGAGGACGATATTGAAGTTACGTGGGAACCTCCACTTAATGATGGCGGCTGTGAAGTTATCCAGTATTCTGTTAGATATGCTCATAATGGTGTTAATTGGATAACTACAACGCAAACGGGAACAACTTTTTCTCTCAATAACTTACCATTTGGTACATATACTTTTCAGGTAGCAGCTATTAATGTAGTTGGAATGGGAAACTATGCCATTCATACACCCATTACAGTGACCACTACAACTACTACCACAACTACCACTACTACCACAACAACAACCACTACCACCACTACTACAACTACTACAACAACTGCTGGTCCACTATTTGAAATATGCAATACAATCCCAGCTGAACAGTCTAATATTATTATTAGAGATTATGACACAGCCAGTGTATATCCGATCACTTTCAATGTTGCTGGTATATCTGGTAATATTACCAAAATATCACTCAAGCTAAATGGATATAATCATCCATACACTGGTGATGTGGGCATGGTGCTTGTATCGCCAAATAATGCTGCTTATTCTGTGATCGCAGGAAGATTAAGTGGTGCTGATATAGCTGACAATATAAATGTAATTATATCTAGCGACTCTACAACAGTGTGGGACTGCTTCTCAGCTGGGACATTTATTAATAGTACAGGCTCATACCGCGTTAACTTTTCTCCACCATGTCCAGTACAATTACTAAATTCATCTGTTGGAGGACAACCCGGCAATGTTACACCAAATATTACGACATTTGTTGGATTAACTCCACAAGAAACAAATGGACAATGGTCATTGTATATACAAGATTTTGACAGCTTCTTCGATTCACAAATACCAGACGCTGGAACTCTTATTTCAGCTGAAATAGAAATTTGTTACCTTGGCACGACAACAACGACAACAACGACAACTACTGCTGCTCCCAGCACCCCCGGTTACATTGTGACAGGTGCCGGTAATAGCGCGTACAACGGCACATATTGTTTTTATGCGGTCAATGACGGTGCTAGCGGATCCGGTCAAGGTACAAATATCTATAAGCATCAAACCAACAATCTGTACATCTATTATGGCGGCGATTATGCGTGGATTGGGCCTGTTGTTGGCAATATTTTGGCTGCTTCGGACGGATATTACTACAACGGAGGATATGGATACAACGGCGGCGAGCTGCCAGTAACAGGATGGAGTTCTTACTCTTGCTGCGGAACCGATTTGGGTTCTGCACCTACGTCTGTTACGCAAACAACTTGCGGTGGAACAACAACAACAACAACTGCCACTCCCGGAGTCCAAGGATATACAGTCAGCGGAGCGGGAGATTCTAGTTTCAACGGGACTTATTGCCTAGGAGACGAAAAATTTGACGGCAAAGATGTTTATTCCCGTGGAGATTATTACATCTACTGGTTGGGCTTATCGGAAATGTGGGTAATAAAATATCAGCCCGGTGGTCCTACTTACGGTGGCGTAGTAGCTTATTCTGCTGGCAATCACGCTTCTCCTCCTACTGATCCTACTGAATGGTACGTAGTAGAAGCAGCTTCTCCCGCCCCCACTTTGACACAAACAACTTGCGGTGGATCAACAACCACCGCCCCACCAGAAAATACGCTCACAGTAAGCGGTCTTACTGGAGAACAGTCTGGCGCTAATGGAGTTTATGTACAAGCGGGAACATATAATGGAAAGCCGTATTATGCGAAGGGCAGTTATGTTCAAACAACATATGAGCCTTTTGTGAATGGCGAGTATATTATCATTTGGGGAGCCTTCGGGTATTCTACGTGGAACTGGTACCATAACGAGACAGGATCTTTTTCCGCATCAAATACGAGTGATACCCCAACCCCACCAACAACAGACAATCCCGGAACGGATACTTGGGCCGGTGCAGGTGCAGGTCTTATTATTACAAGCGGTTAGCATACATGAATATTCTTTGACATCTTAATAGGAGTGAGTAAAGCCAGATGGCATAAAGTTTATGAAAAGTGTATTATAAGATAGGCAAGCCTACTTTTTTAGGAGAAAATCATGGCAATTACTACAGTGGACGTTGTGACAGCAGCGCACGAAACTAGTGAAGAAATTAACAATGCAAGCACAGTTGTCACATGTCAAGCTACAGGCGAATATGATTCATCTGTGGCCGCTTTTGAAACTAGCTTAACTTATAATCAGTTAGAATCAAAATATACATCTAGATTTGATAATGTTGGTTATTATGTGACACCAAATGTAATTGATGGCGGGAACGCATAATGAAACGCTGGATTATATTGGGCCTATTATTAGTAGCTGGATGTGTTTATAAGACATCAGAATTTGGCTGTTTACCTACACCGGAAATTGCCAAAGTCTATGAAAGCTCTGTAGACACATGGAAAGAAGAAGTAAAATTAGCTTTCGCACAAGCTGAAGCTAAAGTATTCACCGTAGTTCCCAAGCCAGATGAAATCATTAGACCTGATGAAGATCCAAACAAGTGTCCATGCAAAGGCACGGGCATCATCGTCCAAGGGGATAATCATAAAACCCCGTGTCCTTTTCATGGTGCTAAATCTCAAGGAGTGGACCCAAGATCAAAGGATGTGATTATCAAACAGTTTAGGAGATAAAAATGGAACCGGATATGTTAATCAAAATTGTGGCAGTCCTATTAGGATTTGGCCTTCTATTGTTAAATTTTGTCGATTTTGGGAAACTCACAGACATGCTCTTAACAAGAAAAAAGAAAGATACTCCAAAACAAGATGATGATGAAGCATTTCTTCACATTATTGACTTGTGGTATCAGTTAAGAGAAAATTGTGAAGATCGCGGTCTTAGCAATGCAGTGAAAAAACTAGATGAAGTTTTCCCTTTGCTAAATGACAAAGAAAGTCAACTATGAAAACAGTTAGAAATGTATTAGCTATTGTATTAATTCTATATGGCCTATTTGGTTCTGGCATTTTAGACTTACTTGATAAGCCAATTAAACCAGAGCCAAAACCAGAGCCGCCAAATGTTTCTATCTTAAATATTGATAAACCATCTGACGTAGTATTAGCTAAAGTCAAAGATATTGCTAAGATGATTACTGATCCAACAGATAAGGCTAAGCTGGCTATTTTTAATTATCAGTTTGCCACCAATGTAGTTTCATATGATACCAATTTGCAGCAAGTAAACGATGTGTATGTTCTAGCTGGTAAAAATTTCTTCAAAGACTCTATTGTGGGTAAATACAAAGATTTGGCATCTAAACTTATTGCACTAGTTCAAGATAGTACTGGTCCTGAAAATCATACGCTATCTGAACAAGAAAAACAAGCTATTAATGAAAACTTTATGGGACTTGCTTGGGCCTTAATACAGAAAGATCTATAATATGGAACTACAAAAAATTAAGGGTATTATAGATGAAATATTCACCAATGGATATAGAATAAATAATATACTCATCCATTGTTCATCTCCAGCCAAGATTACAGTAACTCAAAGTGAAGCTGGTACTTACTTCAAATTTGAAGATAATCTCCCAAGCGCCCAAATTGAGAAAATAATCAAGCTTAAAATCTATGTAGAAGGAATATCTTTTGGTCAAAATTCTGGAATCATTAAGCTCAAGAATTTTCCAGACATGCATTTTGATTATGAGCAAAACAAAGCATTTGGTGCGATGCCACGCGAATTAGATTTTGGAGATATAGACAAGGAAATAGAACAGAAGTTTAGTGGGCAGGCAAGAAGAAAAATAGCTAAGAAGTGCTTGCAATACGCAGAGTCTTGGGCTACAATAGCTAGTCTCAATGGCGTTGTATTTGACTCAGTTGATAAATACGACAAATTTGTTTTAAAAAATCAGTGCTATTATTTTGTAGAAGAACAGGTTAAGAATGATAAAGAGTTGCAGTATGGCACGGTGATTTCTATTTTTGTGCTAGGGTTGATATTGCCCGCGATTATAAAGTGGGCTGTTGATAGAGTAATCAGAGCATTACTTACATAATTTTTATTCATCTTTGTGATTACGACAGGAGAAATATATCTATGCAGGTCCAAAAGAGGAGTGGAGACTTTGAAGAGTACAACGTAGAAAAGATTCACAAGGTAGTAGAATGGGCCATAAAAGATATATCTGGAGTTTCTCTGTCAGAATTAGAAATGAATGCTCACTTGTCGTTACATGACGGCATCACGACTAAAGACATTCATCAAATTCTTATTAAGTCTGCAAATGACTTGACATCTACCGCACATCCTAACTATCAGTATGTTGCATCTCGCCTATTAAATATGTCCTTGAGAAAGGACTTGTGGGAGAGACATGATACGCCGCCATCATTATATGAGCATATTAAAGAAAATATTGAAGATGGTATTTACGATGAAGTCCTATTGACCAAGTGGAATAAAGAACAAATAAAACAGATTGAAGAGTCTATAGATCACGATAGAGATTATTTATTTACATATGCTGGTCTACAGCAAATGATTGACAAATATCTAGTGAAAAATAGAATGACGGGCAAAATCTATGAAACTCCACAATTTGCCTATATCTGTATCGCACTAGCACTGTTTGATAACGTAAAAGACGTAATCTCTGCATATGAGTGCTTCTCTACTTTTAAAATCAACTTGCCAACTCCGATTATGGCTGGCGTTAGAACAAAAATTAAACAGTTCGCTAGTTGCGTTCTAGTAGATGTAGAAGATAATCTTGCGTCTATATTCTCAAGCGTACATGCAGTCGGCAAGTACACCGCTCGTAGGGCTGGCATAGGACTAAATATAGGCAGGGTTAGACCTATCAATGCTAGTATTCGTGGCGGCGAAGTTATTCACACCGGAATCATTCCATATCTGAAGATCTTTGAGTCTACAGTTAAGGCTACAAGCCAAAATGGCATTCGTGGTGGATCTGCCACAGTACATGTGCCATTCTGGCATTATGAGATAGAAGATATTATTGTTCTCAAGAATAATGCTGGCACAGATGATAATCGTGTACGTAAGCTAGATTATTCTGTCCAATTTAATAAGCTATTCTACGAACGTCTGATTAAGAACGAAGACATTACTCTTTTTAATCCAGACGAAGCAGAGGGGCTGTATGAAGCATTTGGAGACAACGAGAAGTTTAATCGTCTATACGAGAAATATGAGAATTCTCGTAGTATTAAAATGAAGAAAAAGATCAACGCTCGTAAGCTAGCTGAAGTATTTGCTAAAGAGCGTTTAGAAACGGGCCGTATATATGTAATGAATATTGATAATGCTAATGAACACGGCTCTTGGGACGTTCCCGTATATATGTCTAATCTATGTCAGGAAATTATTCATCCTACAAAGCCTATACAGGCTATTGATGATCCAGAGGGTGAAATTGGTATCTGTATTCTATCTGCAATTAATTTACTAGAACTAGAGGACGATAAGGATATAAAACACGCCTGTTCTATTGCGGTGCGTATGTTAGAGGCAGTAATAGACTATCAAGATTATCCAGTATTAGCTGGAGAAAATTTTACCAAGAATCGTAGATCCCTTGGCGTTGGCATTACTAATCTCGCTGGATATCTAGCTAAGAATAAACTTACATATGATGATCCAGAAACGCTGAAACTGGTTCATTCTACTATGGAGAAAATCCAGTGGCATCTACTGAATGAATCTTGCAATATTGCTGCAACTAAGGGTGCTTGCACTAAATTTGGTGATACAAAATATTCCAAGGGTTTGCTACCAATAGATTGGTACAAGAAAACAGTTGACGAACTGGTGAAGCCAGAGTATACTATGGATTGGGAAGAGCTAAGAAGTAGAATACAACAGTACGGGCTAAGACATTCTACGTTGACTGCCATTATGCCATGTGAATCATCCAGCGTAATTCAAAACAGCACCAACGGGATTGAACCAGTTCGTAGCTTACTATCATATAAAAAAGCCAAAAATGGAGTCTTAAAACAGATCGTGCCTAATTATGCATCAAGAAAGCATTATTATACATTAGCATGGGATATGAAGGACAATAAGGCTGTGTTAAATATTTGTGCAGTCTTACAGAAATTCGTAGACATGAGTATAAGCGTTAATTTATACTATAACTACGCACATTATCAGGAAGGAAATATTCCTCTGAGTACGTTAATTAAAGATCAACTTTACGGGTATAAATATGGTGTAAAGAATTTTTATTACTGTAATACTCCAGATGGAGATTCAGAACGCGGAGAAAATAATAGTGGGTGTGAAAGTGGATCATGTAGCATATAAAACATGTAGTAAATGTAAATTAGAGCAAACTTTAGATAATTTTGGTAAATTGTCAAAAAGTAAAGACGGGTTTCGTACATGCTGTAAGACTTGTAGAAAACTAGAAACATCTACTGATAAACAAAAAGTAATGGCTTATAATAGAAGAAAAAAGTACGCAGAGTCAGAACATGGTAAAAAAATAATAGAAAATTATAAATCCACAGAAAGACATAAGGAACTACATAGATTGAGATGTCAAAAATACGAAAATACTGAAAAATTTAAAGTACGTAGAAAAAAGTATGAGCAAAATAGGTATAAAAATAATGATAAATATAGACTCATATCTAATTTAAGATGTCGATTATATTCAGCATTGACTAGAAATAAAAATAATCAAATTGGTAAACATGCTGATACTATAAGTTTGCTTGGATGTAGCGTGGAAGAATTATGGATATACTTAGAATCTAAATTCACAGAAGGGATGACAAGGGAAAATTATGGTCAATGGCACGTTGACCATATTATACCTTGTGATAGCTTTAACTTATTTGATATTGAACAACAAAAAATATGTTTTCATTATACAAATTTACAACCACTATGGGCCAAAGATAATTTAATAAAGGGAAATAATCATGCAAACGATTCTTAATAAGAAAAATGTAGACTATTTATCGCAGCCCTTGTTTCTTGGCGAAGATCTTTCTCTACAAAGATATGACAAGTTTAAGTATCCAGTATTTTTTGATCTATACAAGAAGCAGCTTGAATTTTTCTGGCGTCCAGAAGAAATAGAGTTAAAGAAAGATCGTAATGATTTTAAGAATGACTCTATTATGACCCCAAACGAGAAGTTCATTTTTACATCTAATCTCAAATACCAGACTATGATGGATAGTGTGATTTGCCGTGGTGTACCTACGTTAACACACTATGTTTCTAATCCTGAACTAGAAGCTTGCATGAATGTCTGGCAATTTTTTGAGCAAATTCATAGCTACAGTTATACATATATTATTAAGAACGTTTATAGCGATCCTAGTGCGGTTTTGGATAGTTGCTTGACAGATAAGGAAATATTAAAACGTGCGAATGTAGCCATCAAAGAATACAATGCTTTACGTGAAATAGGCACATCTGGCAAAAAGCAAGATATTAAAAAGCAGATATATTTGACCCTAATTAGTGTAAATATATTAGAAGCTGTGCGTTTTTACGTATCTTTTATTTGTGCGTTTGCGTTTGCGGAAAATAAAAAAATGATAGGCAACGCAGATATTATCAAGCTTATCAAGCGTGACGAAGCGTTGCACCTGTATAATACGCAAGAAATTATCAAGATTTTACGCACTGTACCAGAAGAAGGATTTGTAAAGATTGCAGAAGAGTGCGAAGAAGACGCCATCAAAATGTTTGAATCTGCCGCTTCTGAAGAAAAAGCATGGTCAGAATACCTGTTTAAAGATGGCTCTATTATTGGTCTAAATGAAAGAGTCATGTCAGAGTATATTGATTGGCTCTGCATGAGCAGAAGAAAGACAATCGGGCTACCATATGATAAGGGATGTAAAAATCCTATTTCTGGCTGGACAGACCCATGGATGAATTCAGAGTCTGTTCAGGTGGCACCACAAGAACACGAAATTACTTCATATAAGATCGGTGCTAGTAAGAATGATTTAGAGGACACAGATTTTGGAGATATCTTATGAATATTGTCAATGTTAAATTGTTGGACGATAAAGCACAGACACCAACTAGAGCGAATGAAAACGATGCCGGTTGGGACTTGTATTCATCTATAAGCACCGTTATATTTGGAAAACAAAGAAAAACTGTCAATACGGGGATAGCCATAGAAATGCCAGAGCATTTTGCCGGATTAGTCTGGCCAAGATCTGGACTTTCTGTAAAACATGGGATAGACGTACTAGCTGGAGTAATAGACTCTGGTTATAGAGGAGAAATCATGGTTTGTTTGTACAACACGGGCGATCAGCCAGTACATATAAATCGTGGGGATAGAATCGCTCAGATTATATTCCAAGAAGTGCCTCGCGTCACTATGAATGTTCAAGAAACGCTTGGCTCTTCGCAACGAGGAGACAACGGCTTTGGCAGCAGCGGAACATAACAATAACGGCAGTAATAACAATAAAAAAAATCGCAAAGCAAAAAAGGAACAAAAACTTAATGTTTTAGAAGCTAAGACAGAAAACCAGAAAAATTATATTCGATCTATTGTTGAGAATGAAATTACTTTTTGTACTGGTCCATCTGGAACTGGCAAATCTTTTATAGCCGCTGGACTCGCAGCGTCGTGGTTATTAAAAGATAAAATAGAGACTATTATTGTTACAAGGCCACTCGTTTGCACTGGTAAAGATATAGGATCATTACCGGGAGAAATTTCAGAGAAGATTAAACCATATCTAGCCCCAATGGAAGAAAATCTTAAGTATTTCTTAGGGCGAGATAAATTCGGATTATATTATAATACTCGTAGGATTAAATTTGAGCCTCTTGAAACTATGCGTGGAGCTACATTCCATAATGCATATATGATATTAGATGAAGCTCAGAATTGCACTATGGAACAGATTAAAATGTTTATTACGAGAATGGGTGAAAAATCCAAAGTAATAATCAACGGAGATACTAAACAGACAGATTTATTCGACAATAATGGGCTACCTTTTTGCTTAAAAAGGTTACAAAATATACCCGGTGTCGGAATCTGTGAATTGGGCTATAATGATATACAGAGAAACGGAATCATAGGAGCAGTCTTGTCGGCACTGGAAAGTTAATGTTATATGATTATAATTGCACATCTTGTGGATACCAGATGTGTGACGTTTATCAGTCTATTAAAGATGACGCTTTAACAACGTGTCCTCAGTGTACAGAGGAATCACTAGAGAGAATAATCTATGGTGGTGTTGCACATTTTGTTAAAGATGTAAAGACTGTTGGACAAATAGCCGATAAAAACTGGAACAATCTAGGGCATTATAAAAGGACAGAACTAGAGGCAAAGCAGAAAGAGAAAGGGCAGGAGCAATCTTCTGCCTTTTCCTTTGCTGGCCAAGCCAGTAAAAAAGAAATAAATAAAATGACAGAGAAACAAAGAGAGAAGTACATAATCACAGGTGAAAAATGAAATACGTTGAATCATTCTCAAAAAAAGATTTAGTGATCCAAAGTCAAGAAGAACTGTATAATAGAGATGGGGAAACTGTTGCTGGACCCAAGGATAGGGTGTTTGCTAAGTTTAATCGTATAGATCTAGGTAGCGGCGATGTTCAAAAGAAGTTCTTCGTTCTTACATATAATAATATGTTGTATGACCCAAACGGTACGGATAGTCATAGAGAAGCAACATTAAATCTACAACTCAAGCCTGTGTCTCAAGAAACATTTGACTACTATAATTTATATCTTAAGAGTAAGAATGCACTATATATGACACGCGCCCAAAGGAGTTTTATTAATGGCTAAGAAACGAGGACCAATAGGCAAGGTAGAAGCTTTTTATATTGAGCAGCACTATAAGAATACTCCTATTGCTGATATTGCTGTGGATCTAGATAGGCCCATATCTTCAGTTGAAAAGTATATTAAAACAAACATTGTAAAGTCTTCAACGACCAACGCTCTTAAAGCTGGCGATCAGTTTGTAAGACAGAATGGTGCTACTATAATGACAGAGAACGCATCCACATTGACTGACGCTACTCGTAAGAAGCCCGTTAAAAATAAGAATTGTATTACAAAGATTAAGCCATGATGATATTTGGTTTTGAAAACTGGCAGAAGCACTACATTCAATCTGGTAACACAAAGAGTATCTGGATAGTAGTACAAACGTCTAACGAGGACGATATATATCTTGAGACATATCAAGATTGGCTAGACTTTAAAAACTACTTTGCCACTCAGGATAATAAAATCAAGAATATTGGCCTACAATATAAGTCACATCTAATTAAAACCTATGCTGGCAATGCTGATGCCGTATATGTTATTAGATCTGTCAAGGGACAGATGGGTGGAACTAGTAGAGATTGCTATACAATTGGAATTGTTAAGGGAGATAAAGTACACAAAACAATGTGGCTTACTCCAGAGTTGGTAGAAGACAGTAGTTACGTTGACACATTAGAAAATTGCTTTGAAGAGGCTTTGGTATATAATGACAGACAAAACACAAAAACCGGAACTATTTAGTCAGAATTATCAGAAGCAATGGTCAGAGACTCATAAATACAAGCATATTCATACTGGTGAATATTGCACTTTTGAAGCTTATGTTGCTGAATATATTGTCTTGAGAAGAGCAGAGAAGTTGAATTTAGGCAAACCCTCTTATAAATTTTGGACCAAGGGTGATCCTCTACACTGGCTGTGGAAAAAGCAGCACGGTGCAGCACATCAATTGAAAAAGAAATACAGCGAAGAGGCGGTGCTTGCCGCTATTCAATCAAAAGAATTTGATAAGCTATTAGTTCTTGGTGTGCAAAATGGTCGCGGCTACAAGATAAACCCTCTTGCAGAAAAGGTTGTTGCCATGTATCATAAGAAAATACAGGAAGCCAGCGAGAAGCCCAAGGTCAACCTAGACGTAGCTATTGAGCCAGAATCTGTACAGACTAGAAAAACACAATCTTATACGACTAAGAAGAACTCTTTGAATCAACTGAGGAATCTATGAGCAAGACAAAAAAGCCAAGCAAGTTTGCAGAAGATATAGTAAGTAGTTCAATTGTTACGAAATATGGTGATGTTGTACGTAGCGGCACTGAAGTGCTGGAGAATATTAATAGTCTCAATGTTATCGGTGTTTCTCCAGCATTAGATATTGCTCTTGGTGGAGGATTGAGAGAAGGTTCTGTAGTGGTAATGACAGGAGATCCAAAATCTGGCAAAACTACAACTGCCCTGCATTTTGCTTCTAAGTGTCAAAGCCAAAACAAGAAAGTAATCTACGTAAACACAGAAGGTAGATTATCCAAGCAGAATTTTGAAGGCATTAAGGGTCTAAAAGCTGATCAAATTCTTATTGTAGAATCTACGGATGAACGTGTACTAACCGCAGAGGATTTTCTAAATATTATTGAGTACTATATCAACAACGATCCCGGCTGCTTGATTATTGCTGATTCACTTTCTAATATGGTACCGTCGCAAGAATTAGAGGGAGAAGTGCGTACAGGCGTCCGTAATGCTCTACCAAGGCTCCTGTCAATGTTCTTTAAGCGTATCAGCGGTACACTTATGAAGAATAAAACAATACTGATTTGCATTACACATAATATTGCTAATACCGGTGGCTCACCATATGCTCCACAAAAGATGGCAGATTGTGGCAACATGTTGCAATATCAAGCTGGTACAAATATGGTTATTACGCACCGTGGCAAGTGGCAAGTGCCAAAAGATACTGGGCCGCACGTTGGCCAAATTGCCAACTGGTCTATTAAAACATCTAATGCTGGTGGTAGACCAAATAGCACTGCTGAAAGCTGGATTAAATATGGCATTGGCATTGATGAAGTACAAGAAATTATCCACATTGCATGTGAATTTAGACTTATCAAGTCTGCTGGAGCGTGGTATACTATTCAGTGCGCTGTAGATGACATACAGAATCCAATTATCAGTAAAATGCTAGAAGATAATAAGGTTGGCAAGTCTCCAGATGAAGTAGAAAAGTTCTTTAAGTTTCAAGGTATCAATGCCGTTGCTGACTTTCTAAACGCCAATTCTAACATTGCTACATTTATTTATAACAAGATAAAGGAACTATATTGAAAGTCCGTGGTATAAATGGCAAAGAATACGTTTGGAATCTATCAGACTACGACGTATTCTATGATGATACTAGAAAAAGATCTAAATATCATCTACGAGCAAGAAACCTGTTAAAAGAAATATATCATAGTTATCGTATACTGGAAGAAGTTAAATTACCCGGAAGCACAGCTTTAAATAGAAAATCTGTATTGTATTTAGACTTTTATATTCCAAATTTGAACAAAGCATTTGAAGTTCATGGCGAACAACACTATAGTTACAATCCATTCTTTCATAAGAGCAAGGCAGACTTTTTAAAGTCAAAAGCCCGCGATGAAGATAAAATAGAGTGGTGCAATCTCAACGATATTGAAATCATAATCCTTAAATATTCAGAAAGTGAAGATGAGTGGCGACAAAGCATTAAAGGCATCTGATAAGCTAGCAGAACACATTGCAACAGTAGAAGATTATATCAACCTAACTAATACTAGATTTTCTTCTTTTCATGAAGAATACTTATTAGTAGCAAATATGTCCAGCGAACAGTTACGTAAGTTCACGCAGCAAGAAGCTTTTGACGCAGCGTATCTACTGTATAGTTATGCATCCTACATACAAGATGAAATTAATAAGAATAAGATTGCACTAAATTGGTGCAATGATCAGCTTGAAAAACAAGTTGTTGCTAATAATAATTCATTTGGTCAATATACAAAACATGAAGTGAAGCGACAAATGATTGTACAAGATAACAGTTATGCAGCTAAAATAGATCAGATGAGGCTTGTCGCAGAGTCTAGAATACAGGCTCTAGATGGCAAGGTATACGAATTAAGAAGAAAAGCAGATATATTACTTGAGAGAGGTAAAAAGTCATGAGCGATTTTAATAAGTTTATCGAAACACTATCAGACGAACAAAAGGATAAGCTATTAGAAGCTTTAATGAGCAAGTCTAATACGCCAGATATTAAGGATGCAAAAAAGTCTTCAACTGAGGACTTTACCATGAAGAAGAAAGAAGAAACGCCATTTACAAGGAGAAAAGAACCCGTGAAAGCCAGAAAGAATCAGTGGCAAGATACAGGAGAGTTTAGGGATATCAGTACACCCGATGTAGAGCGTACACCTAGACGTAGAGATCCTCCTAGAAAAGAAGATGTAGAGTGCCACGTATGCGGAAAAACATTTAAGGTAGATAGTAGATATGTTTATGGTGAATATTATCGTTGCAACAAGTGTGGCGGTAAGAAATAATATATGGATGATAAACTCGTAGATGTTGGTGCAGAACGTGCGGTATTAGCCGCATTACTACAGCATGGGCTAGATGCATATGTTATAGTCTCTGACTTAATTAATCATGAGACTTTTGGCAACGCCAATAACCAGATTCTCTATAAATGTATTGAACATATTATTTCTAGAGAGCAATCAGTAGATATTGCTGCTATTTTATCTGCTGCATCACAGCTTGGCTTTAGTGAAACAATTAATACAGCACAAGAGCTTAAGTATATTAAGTCATTGATGGATTTTCCTGTCAATAAGGACAATATATTTAGCTTTGCTGTACAAATTAAAAAGTTTGAATTTGCACGAAAGATTAAGAAACTTACTGGCAAGATTCATAAAGATATAGATGATATCACTGGTTCAGAATCTATTAATGATATTATTCAGATCTTAGAGAATCCCGTAACAGATTTCCTACGAGAAGATGATAGCGGAGACTTGCCAGACAAGATTGGTCGTGGAGTTGAAGATTATGTTCAATTCTTGCAAGACAATCAGTGTGATATTATTGGTATTCCTACTGGATTCCGCAAGTATGACGAGGCTATTGGCGGTGGATTGAGGCGTAAATGCGTTGATCTAGTAGCGGCAAGGCCCAAGGTTGGTAAGTCTGTATTTGCAGATAATGTTGCTATTAATGTTTCATCTAAGGGAATACCAGTATTAGTATTAGATACAGAAATGTCTAAGGAAGACCATCTTAATAGACTGATCGCTAATCTTAGCGGAGTACCTATTAATGAAGTGTCAACCGGACGCTTTGTAGAAGATGAAGAAAAGCACAAACAGGTTCTAGACGCTGTTAAACAGTTACAGTCAGTACCTTATAGCTATGTCAGCGTTGCTGGCAAGCCGTTTGATCAAATCTTGAATATGATTAAGCGTTGGATTATGCAAGAAGTTAGAACAGATGAAAACGGCAAGACAAAAGACTGTTTAATTATCTATGATTATCTAAAGCTAATGTCATCTAGTTCTATCACGAATAATATTCAAGAGTATCAGGCTCTAGGTTTTCAGATTACATCGCTACATAATCTATGCGTAAAGCTAGATATTCCATGCTTATCCTTTGTGCAGTTAAATCGTGATGGTATTACTAAAGAAAGTACTGATGCGGTAAGCGGTTCAGATAGACTAATATGGCTATGTACATCGTTCTCCATCTTTAAGATTAAATCGCCAGAAGAATTGGCAGAAGACGGTCCTAATGCTGGCAATAGAAAGCTTGTTCCCATAGTGGCTAGACACGGTGCTGGCCTAGATGATGGCGATTATATTAACATGGTTATGCAGGGCGCACATGCTAAGCTAGTTGAATTAAAAACAAGAAATGAACTGAAGAATCAGTCAGTTGGCGACACTGGATTAGTAAGCAAAGACTCATTACAGAAAATACAGTTAGATGGACTTAAAGCAGATCAAGAAACAACTGAATGATAACGCAGAACTAGTTTTTAGTAAGCTAGGTATGACATGCGAAGTCTTCAATGATAATATTTACTCCACATGTCCAGTACATGATGGTAGTGATAATCCACGGGCATTCTCATATTCTAACAATAAGGGAATATGGAAATGTTGGACTAGGGATTGTCAGCAAGAGCATGGCAATGATATGTTTGGATTAATTAAGGGTGCTTTATCTGCACAGCGAGGAGAATCTGTAGATTTTTCTGGAGCATTAAAGTGGTCATGCGAATTGCTAGGTATCAGTAAGACAAAAGTAACCACAACTACCAAAAAGCCAGAAGAAGATGATAGCTTTTATAATGTAGTCAAGCTGCTTGGTAGTAATGCAGATGAATATCAACATAAACCAATTGAATTAGATTGCGAACTATCATATCCATCTAAATACTTCATTGAACGAGGATTTAGACCAGAAACACTGGAACATTTTCAAGTTGGAGATTGTAAAGATTGCAAATCATCGTTACATGAACGAGCGGTTATACCTATTCATGACGATAGCGGAAAAGATATTGTAGGATTGATAGGAAGAACGGTAAGAGAATATAGAAGCCCCAAGTTTTTACTTTATCCCAAGGGATTTGATAAGAGATATTTCTTTTACAATTATCACCGTGCCATACCTAGAGCAATCGAAACATCATGTCTTTTTATTCTTGAGGGGCAGGGCGATGTGTGGAAGTTGTATGAGGCTGGTGTTAAAAATGCAGTTAGTATATTTGGAAAGACTATTACTCAAGAACAAGAAGAAAAGCTACATAAATTACCGATTACACATCTGATTATATTAACAGATAATGATCAGGCTGGTAGAGAAGCAAAGATACAAATTAAGAGACAATTTAATCGAGTTTATAAGCTAACATTTCCTAAATTTAGTACTAAGGACATAGGCGATATGTCTATTGATCAGATTCAAAATAAAATATTGTCAAACCTAGAAGGAACATATTAATGGTTAAGATTATCGGAATATCTGGACGTAAACAGTCCGGTAAGAATACTACCGCAAATTATATCAATGGAGACATACTGAAGTCTAAGGGTATGGTTACAGATTTTTATCTGGATGAAGCTGGCCAATTGGTAATCAATACATCTGATCAAACTGGCAAAAGCGGATATGGTGTTCTAGATGTAACTAGAAAAGACAATATATTTGTGGACTACGCCGAGAAGGATTTGTGGCCTTTTATTAAGGTATATCATTTCGCAGACTATCTGAAAGAAATGTCAGTTAATTTATTTGGCTTAAATCCTGCTCAACTATATGGTTCTGATAAGCAAAAAAATATGAAAACAAATTTGCGGTGGGAAGATATGCCAGAAAATACTCTAAACAAAACTGGCAGAATGACAAATAGAGAGTTCTTGGAGCATTTTGGTACTGCGATTGTCAGAAAAATTAGGCCAGACGCTTGGGTTCACGCTACAATAAATAAAATAGTTGCAGAAGATTCTCAGTTGGCAATTATTCCAGACGTTAGGTTTCCTAATGAAGTAGAAGCTATTAAAAATAATGGCGGAATAGTCATCAGACTAGCCAGAAATGTATTTAAGGATTCGATACTGTGTGAATCTGCATTAGACGCAGAGAACTTTGATTGGTCTAATTTTGAGGTTGTTATTGATAATGGCAACATTGGAATGCAAGACCTGTGTAATGAACTGAATAAAATTAAACACTTGTGGAATATATAAATGTTAGTTACATACATTAGATCGTCAAGTTATAACAATTATGCATATTGCCAGATGCAATATTTTATCACTTATGTCCTCGGACATCAAACTATTAGTGGTAAGAAAGCAGAACTAGGCACAATTGTACATAAAGTCATGGAAGTTCTAGCATCGCTCAAGAAAGAGCATCAAGACAGTGGTAAGCGTAAGCGTATTATGATTAATGACGATGCTTTAGGCAAGGTATCAATAAATAAGACAGATCTGTTTTCTGAAGCATTGGTGAGTGATCTATTAGATAGAAGTTTTAAGTTCTATACTAACGGATCTAATCATTCATACAATGGTCTAGATAAGGAAAACTGTTTCAGTCTCATCTGGACTACTCTTAATTATAATGACGGTCAATTTGATCCTAGATATAGGAACATTGTCGCAGCAGAGCCACATTTTGATATCCCAATTGAGGAAGATTGGGCCAAGTATACTTATACCATGCCAGACGGTCGCGTGGTTGATGGTCAACTAGCAATCAAGGGAACCATTGACCTCGTAACAGAAGTAGATAATAAAACAATTGAAGTAGTAGATTGGAAAACCGGCAAAAGGCTCGATTGGGCTACTGGAGAGGAAAAAACATATGAAAAGCTATGCTCAGATCCACAATTATTGCTATATAACTATGCTATATCTAAGCTATTTCCGCAATATGAGCAAACTATTATGTCTATATTTTTCATTAAGGACGGTGGACCATTTTCAATGTGTTTTGACAGGTCTGACCATGCAAGATTTATGGATATGTTAAAAAAGCGGTATGAAGACATTAAACATAACGATCTTCCAAGACCGATTTCTGAAGACAGAAGTAACTGGAAATGCCAGAAATTGTGCCATTATTGCAAGAACAAGTGGCCTGAAAGCGATAAAAATATGTGTATGTATATAGAGGAGTACCTTAAAACTAATGGCATGGATAAGACCATTAAGGATTGCTCTAGAAAAGGCTTTGATATAGGGTTTTACGAGGCTCCGGGTTAATATGCAAGATAAATTATTGACTATTGGTATGGCTACATATGATGATTATAACGGGGTATATTTCTCCGTTCAAGCCCTGCGTATGTACCATGAAATCTGTAATTCTGACGATGTTGAAATACTGATTATAGATAATAACCCAGACTCTAATCATGGTAAATCCATAGCCAGCCTGTGCAACTGGGTGAAAAATGGCCGATATATTCCATATAAGTTACGCACAAGTACAGCTGTGCGGAATGAAATTTTCAACAATGCCCGTGGGAAGTATTGCATTTCAATGGATTGCCACGTAATGTTCTTTAATGGGGCTATAGACGCTCTATTAGACTATTACAAGGCTAATCCAGACTGCAAGGACTTGGTGCAGGGTCCACTCATTTATGATGATTTAAACTCTCCATCCACGCATTTTGAACCAACTTGGAGTTCTGGAATGTACGGACAATGGCGCACAGACCATGATGCTTTAAGGAAAAATGAGCCTTTTGATATACCAATGCAAGGGTTGGGCGTATTTTCTTGCGAAACTAAAAACTGGAGAGGTTTCAATAAGCTTTTCAAAGGTTTTGGTGGAGAAGAAGGATATATTCATGAGAAATTTAGGCTAGCTGGTGGCAAAACAATCTGCTTGCCACAATTTAAGTGGTTGCACAGATTTGACAGGCCAGATGGCGTTAAATATCCACTAATTCTAGAAGATAGAATTTGGAACTATTTTGTTGGATGGCTTGAACTAACACAAGATCCAAATCACGAAATGATTCTAGGTGCTTACAATCATTTCAAAGACAAAATACCAGCAGGAAGTATAGACAATATTTTATCCAGAGCAATCAATAAAGTTCTTATTTAGGAGATAGTTATGCCACTACCATCAAGAAATAAAGATGAACAAAAGGACGCATTCGTGTCGCGTTGTATGAGCAATGAAACCATGAAGAAGGACTATCCAGACCAGCAACAGAGAGTTGCTATTTGCTTACAGCGGGCGACGGCAGATTGTGGATGCGTAGAGGCCGCTGACTTTAAGATGCAGCTGGAAACATACGGATATGAAGAAGAAATTACTGAAGAAAATTTTTATATTCCAACGCAGGCTGAATATGAAGATTTTGGTGAAGAAACTGAAGAGTGGGATGTGGCAGCAGAAAAGCCCGGCCTTTGGGAAAATATTCGTAAGAAAAAGGAGCGATTAGGCAAGAACTATAAACCAGCGAAACCGGGAGATCCAGATCGTCCTAGTAAGGACGCATTTAAGAAAGCACAGTCTAGCGATAGCGAAATGGCTATAGAACAGATTCAAAAGATGCATGATCAACTCATGGCGGTGGTAACGAAACTTCAAACAATGACGATTCCTGTAGAATTTCAGGATTGGACTAAGGATATGATTTCTAAGGCTGAAATCTATATTCAAAACGTTTATGATTTCGTTCAATATTATGAGCCGGGAAAGTACGAAGACGAAGAAGAAGATGATACAGAGATGCCAGAAACAGATATGACAGATATTGAAGTAGAGTCATACGCTTCTGAATATCAAGGAAGAAAGGTAACTCTAAATAAGCCATTTAGGACACCGCAAGGACCAAAAAAGTTTGCTGTTTATGTTAAGAATAAGAGTGGAAATGTTATTATTATACGCTTTGGAGATCCGAATATGTCGATTAAGAAAAGCAATCCAGAGCGCAGGAAAAGCTTTAGAGCAAGACATAATTGTGATACAGCAACAGACAAGACAACTCCAAGATACTGGTCGTGTAAAATGTGGTAAATTGTGTATAATCCATTGTATCGCTTAACTTCACAGTGGAGACTAACATGAAGTGTTTAGAATGTGGTGTAGATATTTCACATAAAAGAAAAAATTCTAAATATTGTTCATTGTCTTGTTCTACAAAAAATATACGATCTAAAATTTTACAATACGATTTACCGCATAATCATAAAAGGTGTGGTAAATGTAAAATTGTAAAAGATTTTTCGCATTTTAGAAAAGATAAAAATTCCGCTTTTGGATACTCATATTTTTGCAAAGTATGCGATTCCCAAAGAGTTTATACTACCGACAAAAGAAAGGTGTTATATAACGCCGCAAAAAAACGAGCTAAAGACAAAAATTTAGATTTTTCTATTACTTTAGATGACATAGTGTTACCAATAAAATGCCCAATTCTAAATATTGAACTTAAATTTAATGAAGGAAAAGCTATGGACAATTCATATTCAATTGATAGGATAGATAGCAATAAAGGATACGTTAAAGGGAATATTCAAATTATTAGCTTCAAAGCAAATACGATTAAAAGTAATGCGTCTTTGAATGAAATCAAAATGGTATATGAGTACATGCAAAATGAATCTACGTCAAAGCTGGAAAACACATTTGAAAGAAAATAACATGACCTACTGTGAACATTGGAGGTTTGCAGTAGGCTATGGCTTGAAATGTGTTTTAGCTGGAATATATTTATGTATACATGGTTTTTTGCCGTGCTTTTTACAAAAAGCTGGAAGCCAGTTGGTTGAAGAACTAAGTCGCGTGTTTGCAAAACGCTCGTAGTGGCGTTATAATAGTTTGCCGTTGCACATAACTTTGACAAGGAAAATATATGTTGAATTGGTACCCATTGAAGAATTATACTCACTATAGTCTACTTAGAGGCTTTTCAAAGCCAGAAGAATTAGCGGCGAAGTGTAAAGCCAACGATTATCCCGCTTGCGGCATCTGTGACTATAAAACAATTTCTGGCACTATTGCGTTTTATCAGGCTTGCAAAAAAGAAGGCATTAAGCCAATTATTGGATGCTCTTTTGATGATTTCCAAGTCTTTGCAAAGAATAAGGAAGGTTGGCACGATCTAATTACTCTAGTATCATCACTAGACGAAAACGGCGACTTGCCACAAGATCTATTAAATAGAATTCTTAAGAAGAACAATCTAATTAAAGTAACTGAAAAGAGCGAGAGTCTAAGGGCCAGTTACTACGCTAATAAAGAGCAGGCGATATATCATCGCATATTGCTATGCTCAGAAATGAAAACTACCCTGCCTAAGATAAATAAGTGGATTAGAAAAGATAAGAATGGTAGTATTGGGGTAGACTCTAAGTATCCAAAAGAGTTCTATCATCTTTTAGATTACTTTCTAGGAGATAATTTCTACGTATTAGATAAGACAGAATCTGCTAACTTTGACACTAAGTTACTCACACAGATATATGAAGAGTGTGAAGATTATAACATTCTTAGCAAGCCAATGTTGCCAAAGTTTGATTGTCCGAATGGATTATCAGAGGAAGATTATCTAAAGGAACTATGTAGAGTTGGCTGGAAGAAGCTATTAATGGAAAGTGGTAAAGTAAAAGATCCAGTAAATAAGCAGCGATATGCAGATAGATTCAACGAAGAACTACAAGTAATTAAAGATGCAAACTTGTTCGGATATTTCTTGATTGTGCAAGATATTATTCGTCATGTTAGAGATAAGGGTTGGCTATCTGGACCGGGACGCGGCTCTGCGGCTGGCTGCTTAATATCTTATCTAATTGGCATTACGCAGATTGACCCGCTGGAATTCGATCTACTATTTGCTCGATTCTATAACGCTGGTAGAAATACTAAAGATCATATTTCACTACCAGATATTGATATGGATATTCCGGGTAAACGACGCGACGAAGTTATCGGTTATATTAAGGATAAATATGGTAATGATCATGTTAGCCAAATGATTACGTTCGGTAGACTACAGGGTAGAAGTGCGATAAAAGAAGTGCTACGTATTCATGAGGCTTGTTCATTTAGCGAGATGAACGCTATAACAAAGAGCGTCCCTAATGAAGCAGAGATCTCTGACCAACTTGCAGACATGGACGAAGAAGAGAGATCTATTATTAAGTGGGCATTGATTAATAGACCTAAAGAGTTGAGCGACTTTTGCCATATTAATGATAACGGGGATTTGGAAGGACAGTACGCAGAATACTTCAAGCAAGCCATAGAACTTGAAGGTACATTTAAAACTCAGGGCAAACATGCTGCTGGAGTAGTTATTTCTGCTGAGAAATTAAATACGGTTTGCCCGATGGTAAACCAGAAGGGTTCAAATGAAAAAATTGCAGGACTTGAAATGTCAGACTTAGAGGCGTTGGGACACGTTAAGTTTGATGTTCTAGGGATTACTCTCTTGGATAAATTGATGTACATCAGAAATTTATGTGTATAGTATTATGTCAAACTTAACACTTTCTGGAGACATAATTATGATTACCCATAAAAATCTTAAGAAAATGATGCATATAGAAAATAAAACACAAAGAGAAATAGCAAAAGAGCTTGGAGTGAGTGAAGCATGTGTTTCAAAATATGCTAAAAAATATGGATTAAGAAAAAAGCCAGAAGATAGATATGTTGGCAAGAGATTTGGGATATTAACTGGTTCAAAAATTGTAGGACGAGACGAACACTCACATAATTTAATACAGTGCATGTGTGATTGTGGAAATGCGATTGTTGTAGTTTGCCACTCATTAACAAGCGGAAATACCACAAGTTGCGGCTGCGAAGCGAGAAAGAGGGGTAAAGAACACCCACATTATCGTGGACATGAAGATATACAACAAAGCTATTGGACCAGTATAGTTCATGGAGCTAATAGAAGAAATTTAGAAATGTCCATATCAATAGAATATGCTTGGGATTTATACATATCACAAGGGAAAAAATGCGCACTAACTGGAGTTCCAATATTTTTTCCAAAAACTAGAAAAACAGCTAAAAATTCTACTGCATCATTAGATAGAATAGATAGCACCAAGGGGTATATAGAAGGAAACGTACAATGGGTACACAAAAAGATTAACCAAATTAAAATGGATTTAGATATTGAAGATTTTTTTGAACTATGTAAAAATGTAGTTAATTACAATAATTTAAAGGAGCTAACTAGTGGCTAATAGAGACTATATTATATTTGACTTTGAAACAGGATCAAGAAATCCACATAAAACACAGCCGACGCAAATTGCTGCTATAGCTCTCGATGGTAGAAGTCTAACAGTTAAGGGGCAATTCAATAGTGAAATATGTCCTATATTTGATGACGAACAAGCCATAGCTCTTGGTCTAGATCCGCTAGAGGACGAGGCACTAAAGATTACTGGCAAGGATAGAGATAAGTTAGCCAAGGCGCCATCAGTCAAGGCAGTATGGAATAAATTTACCAAGTTTGTAGGACAATACAACTGGAAGAACGATCCATTCTATAATCCTATTCCTGTAGGATTTAATATAGTGGGCTTCGATATGATTATCATTAATCGTCTATGCAAAGAATTTGGCCCGTGGGATAATGATAGATCACAACAGAAACTGTTTAGTAAGGTCTATAAAGTAGATATTATGGATAATATTTTCCTATGGACAGAGGGCGATCCAAGCATTAAGTCAATTAGTATGGATGCACTAAGAGATAAGATGGGATTAAGTAGAGAAAATGCACACGATGCTCTACAGGACGTAAAAGATGAGGC